AGGGGTTCGACTCCCCTCAGCTCCACCATAAAGACGAAAGACCCGCAACCATTGTGGTTGCGGGCTTTCCTTGTATTCGTGCGGGTTTGCGGCTTTTTCGCATCAAAAAAATATGCAAGATAATACAAATATTTTTGACTCGTGCAACAAAAAAATGCGATGATTTTCGACACGAAATTCGAAACGAAAGAACTGACCCCATACGGAGCCGGCTCTTTCATTCCTCACACCACCACACCGTTTCCCTCCTCGCACCCGCCACGGCAGCCTCCTCATGGGTCATCAATATGTCAACGTGTTTGCCTATTACGCCCACATCCAGGGCGATGTATGTCTTGTCTCCGATGATGACTGTGCTGCCGGTCGGTATCACGTCCGGGTCTGTCGCCACGCAAGAGCCGGGATATACCCACTGGCCGCTGGAGGTCAACACCCGGCCGAACTCGTCCCGGTTCATGTGCGCGTACTTCTCAACGCAGTCTGCGCAGTAGCCGGTAATAATGCAGTCCTCCAGCACGTTGCTTTTTGCCTTGACAGCTTCCAGTATGCGTTCCGACTCATCGGAATCCTCTTCTCCGGTCGTATCGCGGCTGTCAGTATCTTCGCCCCACTCCACCCGCAGGACAGTATGCGGCGTGTCCGCGCTGGCTCTCCACGGAGCAATCAGCGCAAAGATCAACAGCGCCAGCAGCATGACCTCTAACAGGAAGTGTGTCTGCTCCCGCCGCACCACGCGCCGGTACTCTGCCCGCATAGCCACGAACGGTCCGGGGCATAATCCGAACTCCCCGGCACGGGCAATGTTCTCGCTCATTGTTTTATAGACTATCTGTTCCCTTCTTGTCATTGGTTTCCTTCTCCTCGTATAGCGGACACCCGCAGTTCACAAAGTCGGCGCAATAGGGGCTGTCTCCGTTGAAGCACGCCCACGTCCATTCCTCGTGCCATTTGCAGCCAACACAGCATTTGTTCTTCATGCTCTCACCTTCTTACTCAGTCTGTTCCAGCTTGCCGTAGCGGCGCTCTGGCTCCACCCAGACAGGGTAAATCCGCAGCTCGCACAGCGAACGTAATACCGCTCTGGTACATGAATACCGATTTTGCGCTCCCCGCTGTCTCTTCCGCAGTGGGGACATACCTCCAGTTTCCCGCTGTGTTTTCTGTTGTACTGGTTCATGCGTTATTTTCCCTCACTTCTACCACATCCTTACCTGTGCCGTATGCTCCGCAAACCGCTGCTCTTGCAGTTGGAAGTATGTCGGCTCAATCTCGCAACCCACAAATTCAAAGCCGAGGTTGTAGGCCGCTATTCTGCTGCTTCCACTGCCGAGGTGCGTGTCCAGTATACGCCAGCCTTCTTTGGGGTACTTCATCAGCAGCCACTCGTACAGCGCCACAGGTTTCTGCGTAGGATGGATACGCTTTTCGTTCAGTGCCTTGTTGCCCTGCTGGATCGTTCCCTCGGAGATGCTTTTCCCCTGCATCATCCCGCGCCACATATAGCGGAATATATCTACACGGCTTGTCAAAGAATTGAAGGCAATCTCTCCGTCAGATTGGTCTGAACCATCGTTGCACTTATCCCACACGATAGCTCCAGCGCGGGGCAGCGTGAAGTAGTTTGCTCCCCAAATGATCTGCGCTTTGCTTACTCTGAATAGTTCGTTGAAAAACACCTGTCTGGGCGGTGCAATATCAAAACCGGTCTTTTCGTAATGCCCATCCTCTACATACAGCCGATTTCCGTTTTTCTGTGTCACGAATTTGCTTCGGCTTTTTCCGCCGTCCTCGCCGATGCCATACGGCGGGTCTACGATGGCAAGGTCAAACGCCTTATCCGGTAGCGTCCGCATATACTCCATGCAGTCTACGTTCAATGCGATTTGTTCTGCCATTTCTACTCCCTCCGTTCCGTTTCGCCCTGCTGCAACACGACGGTGCTGCTGGGCAGTGTCCCCACAGTCTGAAATGGACAGGCGGTGAGGGCGCACACGCACTGGCTGTTCATGTTCTTTACCATGTAGGGGCATTTTGTGTTGCAACAGTTCGTGCTCACCATGCTCACCTCCGACACAGCGCCACCCCCGCAAAATTGATGCCTGGATGTAGATTTTCCCAGTAGATGAAATTGCCGTAGTATACCATCAAGTTGCCAGTACCCACGTTCATCACCGGGTGCTTCTTCGAGGGATTATGCAGTTTGAGAGATTCTATATCGGCATCGCTTAAAGGTTTTGCTTCGTGCTGAATATTGCAGTTGTCAACAACATACCTTGGAAGTTCGTCATAAAAAAGGTCATCATAATCTACGATAGGAACTCCATACGTCCGTGCAGTATCTATTTCCACGGACATCTGCTTGCTCCATCCGGGGGCAAATATAGCTATGTCGGCGGTACTTAGAGCCTCAATTACCTTTGCGAGAACATAAAGTGGATTCCCTTCCGCGGAGGTGCTAATAGCAGATGCGCTGACCACCTCGATGTCCTCGTCATAGCGTTCCTTTAATTTGGACACTATCCGCGCTTCTTCTTCCCTTAAACCGTCAGTGGTCTTTCGCTCTGGCGGCTGGCTAATAAACACCTTCATTTTCCCAAAAACTCCTTCCAATTCTTATCCAGCCCCTTCGCCCGTAGTGTCCTGCCATTCATGGTGTACTGGCGCATCCGAAGCATAAAGCTTTCCTCGTGGCAGCGGTCGCAGTAACCGTGCGTGGCTATGTCCTTCATGCGGTTCCTCTGCTGCTCGTGCGTCAGGTACACGATGTACTCCGCATCCATCTCCTTGATGCACTTGGGGCACAGTTTGGCGGTGCGGATCGTCCAGATGGCCTTATCCATTGGGGAGTTCTTTCCTTTCACGTATCCTTTTCTCAACGGAAGCTACAGCGCGGAGGATGTCGTAAGTGTCAACCCGTGAAAGAGGGTCAACGGTAATGACGTCCTTCCCGATGTATCTCGCATAGTCGTACTCCAATTTTGCCCCCTTGCTCACCTGCCATCCGAGCTGGAAAAGAACCACATCGGCGCTCTCCAACATGGCGAAGCAAATACGCATATAGTCTGCTGGCTTCATGCCCTCCGGCAGCTCCGCCGGATTTAGGACGGTGTGCCCCGCCTCCTGCAGCATGGTTTGTGTAGCCTTAAACTGCGCCTTATAATGCGGATTGCCTGTGATACGTCCTGCTATATAAATTTTCATTTCTCCATTTCCTCCTCCAGTTTGTCCAGCGCCTTTCCGATGAGTTTCCAGCGGTCAACGCCGATGTCCCGCGCCTCCAGCAGGCCACGCCGCACCACGTCAGGGGCCACCTTGCCGCCGGTAGCGTCGGACACTCTCTGTGCCCAGCCAAGTTTCGTTCTTTGCTGGTAGGCTTGCAGCCGTATAAAAACCTCCCGCTTGATCTCCGCCATCGCGCCCTTGGGCTTAAACGGCGTGGTGGGTTCGGTCGGCTGCGGTGCGGGTTCTGGCGGGTCTTCGCTGCCATCGCGCTGTTCGCTTTCCTCCTGTACCTGCACAAACGCGCCAATGGGGCGAACATCGTCCTTGTTGAGTATTTTTATCACCGGTACGCCCTCCGGCACGACCGTATAGATGGTGTCCTCATTCTCCACGCCCAGCGCAGGAAACTCCTCAATGGCGTAGGACGTGATGACCTCCTCCGGCAGCACCAGCACGCCCCGCACCAGCCCCTCTATGATATAGTTGGTTACGCCCTGCACTATCTGCATACCGCCCGTCACGCGGACGATCAGCACCTTTCGTTCCGTCATTTCTGTTTCTCCTTTCGCAGTTCATTTACGGCGTCTACAAGCTCATTGATCTTGCGCTTTTCGGGAGTGTCCATCCAGCTTTCGGGCAAGAACTCGATCTCTTTCACCTTTTGTGCTTTTTGTACTTCGCTTGCGTTCTCCCACCGTCCGATGCGCTTATAGCCCTTGAAGCCGTTTTCCGCCTCGTACTTGGTGATGCAGTCCTCCTCACCGTCCGTAAAATGTACGGTCGGCTCATAGAACCCACGCTCCCGGCATTTCTCACACCGGCAGATGCTCTTGATGTACCCCACCCGACCATCCACGGTTTCCACAAAGTCGCCTTCGTGCAGGCTTCCCGGCATCATCAATAGTTTCGTGGAGCTCATCTTGTCGAGTTCATCCTTTTCTGCATATCCGCAATCCCTGATTGCTCTTAGCCACGCAAAGTCGTACTTGCCAATGCGAGTAAAATTCTGCGGCAGATCCTCTATATTGCCACTCCAGCCCGTCTGCGTCCCATCGTCCCACTTGAAAATGAAACTGTGCCCGGACACTAATCGCTGGTGAGACGACACATATCCGGTAAGCGTTTTGGATGATGTGCCATCGGCACGTTCCAACCTCACATAATCTCCCACATGAAAAGTGTATATCATTTCTGCTCGACCTCCTTCAGCGCTTCCTCCGCCTCTTCGCGGGTCAGGAATACTGTCTTGCCAATTTCTTCGGCGTTTATACCTGCCAGTGATTGCCAAATAAACCCTTCTACAATGTCCCACTCGATAAACAAACTGAACAATTCCACGCGGATAGCTCTAACTTTATACACACTGATCGTTTTTCGACCCGTTACTTCGTAAAGCCTATCGCCCACCTTGCAAGGCGGCACCACCACGCGACCGTCCTTGTCGGCCTCGGCCAGTTTCTCCAACCGGTCAAGATCGCAGCCTCGGCACAGTTGGCGAAGCGTCTCTGCGGCTTCGTGATCCATGTCGATTTCCTCCGGCGTCATCCCCAGGTCCTCGTAGGCGGCGAGGAGATCCTTGAGTCGATTGCGGCAGTACAGCGCGGTGCAGTCAGCCATCGGCTTACCATGCTTACCTGTCCAATCCGCTTCGCACTTCTGGCAGTCCATCATTGCCTGTCCATCGGTGTCGCGCTTCGTCAGTCGTTCCATCACTCCACCTCCTCTACATAGCACCAGCTCTGGGGCGGGCGTTCAAGCGTTCTCTCACACTCAACAAGATTGATACTCCCGTCAGGGTTGTAGTCATATTTTTGATATGAGCAAGCAATCATGCGCGATTGACACGATTTATCATCATTTTTATACATGCACATAGGAGAAAACTCGCTCAGCTCCTTCGGCTTATCGTAGATTTTTAGATCGGAGATGTGCCAGCCGTAGCCGGTTTTCGACTGCAAATACCTGTGCATATCCGCAAGACCCAGACATGATTCACGCGCCACGCGGTTTGTTGTGGGCTTGTCCTCCCCGGCTACGGAATAGCCCCCTCCGGGCGACTGTGTTTCCAGCTTGTAGACGCGGTCGCAGATAAACTCTCCAATGACTTTGCCTCCGCCATAAAACTGCGGATTTGGATAATCCGTTGCAATAAAGTCCTCGTGCGGGTACTTCGGCAGCGTGCAGTAGATATAGCACTTGAACGGCGTTTCCAGCTTCGGGCGCGTCTTTCGCACTTCGATAGTCTTTTCGCCGTTGCAAATCTTCTCGCACCACTTGGGACGAATGCTTATCATCACGGCCTTGCTCATGCCTTTTCCTCCTTCCACGGCGTATCTACGCACTCCGGCTTTTTGCAGCGCATCTCGATTGCCCACAGCAGGTTCCACGCCGCCGCCAGCAGGTGATCCTCGTCCTCCTGTCCGTCCAGATACTTCGCCGCGTGTCGCATGGCACTGTCCAGCAGACTGCTGGTGGGTATCCCTTTATCGACGTTATGCGCCCCGTACTTGAGCGCGCCGGCCTCACAGTGCTTGCTTACCTCGATGATCGCCGCCCACGGGAGAAGATCCATGCGACCTTTCCCGCCGTGCATATCACGCTGCGCCCCGGTGCTGAAGGTGGTACGCTCCCCGCTGTCCTTGATGCCGCCCACCACTGCTGCTTTTGGCTTTTCGGCAGACTTCTCAAGAAACGCATGGAGCGAAAAACCTTCCTCATTAAATTTTTTCCAGCAGTCCGGGCAGAAAATCTTTGGGCCGGATGCTGTCGCATCAAAGTCCTTTCCGCATCTGCTGCATACACTCATGTTTCTATCTCTCCTTTCAATACCTCACTCCGATGTAGTCCAGCACCCGCGCATAGCCAAGGCCGTCTTTCGTGGGTTTCCACAGCCCGTCCGTGTCGAATGCCCCGCCGCCGATGCAGAACGCATAGTGCTTCGGGTGTGTCAGTTTCATGCGTTCAAAACGGTTGACGCCTTTTTCGAGGTGCGCCCCAAACCCGCAAAACATACATCCCGTCCTCTGGCATCCCGTGCAGTGCAGATTGCAGTCGATCAGCGTCGCGCCGTAGTCGTTCTCGCCGTCGCTGGCTACGATGTCGCCGTACACGCTGGCGTAGGGGAGGTTGCGCTCCACGATAAACCGCAGCACATCCTGCTCAGTCCAGAAACTCATGGGCTTAGATAAGGGACGCCTTCCTTCAAAGGCGTTGCAGCCGGTTTCGCGCCATTTTTGCATACGCAGAAGACTTTCCTCCGCCATTGTCGCCGCCGTGGGCTTGACATCCGCTCGGTGCTCATAGTTCTTTGACGGGGACTTTTTCATAATTCCACAGCACTTGTCTGATATGAGAAATGGAGCCGAAAGCAAATACTCCCACTTTTCACAGTTGTACATACTCTTTTCCCCATCGGCGCGTAAGACTTCCCCTCGCAATAGCTTCATACTTCGGCTATCTGGTGAACGCCGCGCGGTTTCTATCCGGTGCGCTACGTCTTTACCGATGATGCTGTACCCGTACTTTGTCACCACCTGCCGAATGTTCATCTTCGGGCGCAAACGGTGGAGATTGACAGTCACGCGGGGGAACTCCTTCCGTAGCCAGTCGGCGTACTCATCCACGAATTTCTGTATTTCTGGATATTCCAGCCCCGTGTTCACAAACACCAAGTTCAGCTCCCACGGCGGTGTCCTGAAGCTCGACAGGTACCGCGCCGCCAGATACGCCAGCACCGTGCTGTCCTTTCCGCCGGAGAAACTGACATAGCACTGCCCGCCCCATGCGGTATACCATTCGTCCAGTTTTTCGTAGGTCAGTATCTCCTTGTCCTGCACGTCCAGCGCCATCAGTTTCTTCGCCGCCTCATTCGTCAGCGGCTGGTTTATCCGTCCCATGTATCTCGTTCCCACTCCCATCACAAAAAGAACTGTAGATAGTCCTGCAAAATCTGCTTCGCACGGTTCACGCTCCGGATGACCGTGCTCTTATTTGCGTCGTGCAGCGCCGCGATCTCCGTCACGCTCATGCCGCCATCCTCCGCATAGTCATTGAAATCACCTTCACTTATACCTCGTCACCCCAGCAGTCCCAGCCGTTCACCTGTTGGCGGGCAAACAGTTCGATGCGGGGTATATCTCCCATCAGTTCCACGATCCGGTCTCTCACCTCATCCGGCTTCCTGCTGTGCTCCCGCACGTGGCTCAGCACCACACTGTGTACGCCCTTGCTCACACGCTTCGGCTTGCCCCTTGTCGCCAGCAGGCACAGCTCCGCGTTGGCCCTGGTCCAGAAACCCAGACCCCAAAACAGCCCGTCCGACTTCCGGTTTTGCTTCACCCATGTAAACGCGCAGGTCTTGTAGGTAAAGCCCCACTTGCGGATCAGCTCCAAGCCTTCCTCCAAACAAGGCATAGTCACCCACAGAAACAGTACGCAGTCCTCCGCCGCTATGCCCTGCACCGGCAGCGCCTGTATGTCCTCTTTCTTCATGCAGGCATAGTGGCTTTGCGCTGACTTTTTCTCTGTACCTTTGGGGCTGTACGTTTTGAACGTCCACGGAGGATCCGCGTAGATCACGTCGTACTTCTTATCAGTATCCAAAATGTCTACTACCATATCCAAAACACTCCCTCAATCTAACTTGCCGGCCACTTGCTCCCGGCCCTTTGGCAACCGGTAGTCTAATCGCCGTGTCAAGGGAAGCAGAAAAACTTTTTCACCCCCATATAACATCCGTGTCAACACCATGCCGGCACCCTCGCACCACCGCCGCACAAAGGCCGTACCTTCCCCTCACATATATGGCGCTTGCGCCCGCCGAAATTTTTATTTTTCGGCCTCGGCCTTTTGACCGTTTCGTTTTTTCTACCCGGTTTCAAAACTACCCCCCCCTACCCCTAACTTGCCGGTAACTTGCTTGAGAAACGCGGATTGGTGTGCCGGAGTGGGGAACATGGAGGCGGGGGGGAGAGTTGCGTAGCATGGAGAAAAGGCTGTGCCCTTCCGGTTTGTAAACCTCCCCCGGTTTGCCGTCCTGGTGATGTCCAGGTTGTGCCGGTGGTGGTCAGCGGGTGCCGGTGCCGTCCATTTCCGCCGGATTTTGCAGGAAATACGCCCGCCGCCGGGGGCTTTCCTTTCCATATTGTTCTAATATGTAAACAAATGTTCCGGTTTTTGCAAGTTCTCTTTCATTTCGTACGCTTTCGGCCTCTGATTTGACGATTTCCGCCGGTTTTGGCTGTTTTGTCGGTGGTGGCTGCCGTCTGCTAGATGGTCACGACATGGAGCCGGGGCACTCGCCGCCGCTGCCGGTCCCCGTCTGTCCGCTGTTCGGCTCGGAACATAGGCAGCCGGGCGACTCTCCTTCCCTCCCCTCGCCGCTGCTCTTTTCTTCTGGTCAGCGCCTCCCGCTGGTGGTCTCCGTTTTGCTCCGGTGTTCTCCTGCTTCGGGTGTCCCGCTGGGGTTTTTGGTGCTCGTTTCTGCTCCGCTGGGTTTGGTTGTATACGGGGGTATATTCTTCTTTGTTCAACCGCGCCCGGAATTAACGCGCGCGCACGCGTGAGGGGCTGCCGCTGCTCTTTCCCGCTTCTTTGCCCTCTGCGGGGCTGCTGACGGCGTTTTTCTCTGGGGGTCGGTGTCGGGGCATTCCTTCGACGCTCGGAAAGCGTGGCGGGGCGTTTCTGTCCGTTTTCTATATTTTCGGGGGCATTGTCAAAAATCCGCACGGGCATAAAATTAGCACCGCTGGGGCGGTTTTGGTTCCGTCCTGGCGGTGCCGGTTTGGGCTTCTTCGGTTGTCCGTCTTGGTCAGGTGGTGACGATCTCGGCGGGGCTGGGGCTGCCGTGGAAGTCTCCGGCCCATGCCTGATATATTGCGCCGTGTTCCCCTACTGCCGTTACCCATCCGCGCACGGTGGCGGCCATACGGCACGGGACGCGGGGCCAGCGGCGGCCCACGTCAAGCCAGATTTTCAGGCCGTCCGCTGCTGCGGCTCTGATCTCCGCGGCGGTGTATAGCTGCGCTTTGCCCTCTGGGGCGATGTTGTACAGGTTCTCCGGGCTGGTGGTGGTGTTGGTCGTCATGGTGTCTTGTCTCCTTCCTGCGCCCTGCTGGGCGCGTCCGTGGTTAGTCCTGGGCGTTGTCCTGCTGCGCGTGGTAGCGGTCCCGCATGGCGTAAAGGCGGCGGGAAATGGTGGACCGGTCAACCATCAGCGCGGCGGCTATTTCCGCCGTAGTGTACCCGCGGGCGGTCATGGTCAGCGCTACGCGGTCCACCTGATCCCGGGCGACGCTCTCCACGCTCTCCCGCAGGATCGCGGCGGCCTCCGGGCTGGGTGCTATTGCGTCGCAGTCTGCGCCGGCCTCGGTGTCGATCTGCCAGCGCTCGGCGCCGTCGTCGTCAATGGTGGCGGATATGGCGCGGGCGTGTCTCTGCTCGGCCCTGCTTATGCTGTGCGCGGCCTGGGCTGCTGCCCGGTATAAGATCACCGCCAGCGGCGCGGGCGCGTCCTGGGCGTCGTTACGATCCAGCGCGGCGCCCATCCGAGTCCAGGCGTCGGCGGCTACGGTCTGCGCGTCGTCCTCGGTCTCGATCCACGCGGCGCCGGTCTGGTTGCGGGCCTCTGCCTTCCGGCGCACGGTCCAGGCCATCGCCACAAGCGCCTTGTACTGCTGTTCCCCGCTCATGCTCTCCCACTCGGCGCGGGCGGTCTTGGTGTTCTCGTTCATTGTCTGTTGCCCTCCTTTAGTAGTTTTCGGCGTTCTTCTGTTGCCGGTAGTATTCGCGGCGCGCTGCGTCGTAGGCGCTCCGCTGGGTGGCGTTAAAGCCGCAGGCGGCGAAAAGCTCGGCGCGGTCGGTGTAGTCCTTTACGCCCTCGCAGTTACCGAAGCAGGCGCAAACGTCATAATCTGCCTGCCAGTTAATACCGTACTCATGATTAAACATTTCATACAGGAAAGCGCCGCGCCAGTGGTCGAAATTATCCGCGTTCTTCTGCTCCGCCTCGCTCAGCGTGTGCAGCAGCTCCGCGCCGTGCGTCACAAAGGCGGAGTCCTTATAATAGGCCATGAAAACAGGGCTAAACGTCAGCCCGGAAACGTCCGGGGCTTCCCCGATATAAAAGGCGGAAACGTGGGGGCGGCGCTCTCCGTAGTAGTTCATGAGAAAATAGCGCTTGCGCTGTGCGTCCTCGTAGCTGCTGACGGTGGAAAGCTCCGACTCTGTAAAGAGCTTCCCGGAAAGCTCCCGGCGGTAAAGCTCGCGCAGCGCGTCCCGGCTCTTGCCTTTGTGGTGTAGTTCGTAGTCGTTCGCGTATTTAATGTGCTGGCCGTCGGCGGTGACGCAGGCGGAAAAACCGAAATAACCGCCGAAGTCGATATAATAGACCGTGTGCCCCTTGATCGTCTCCACTTCATCCGCGAAGCTGGCCAGATCCGCCGCGCTCATACTCTCGATGTCCTTGATAGTGTAGTTTTTGAGTTCCATTTTTTTAGTCCTCCTTGTAAATAGTAGTTATGGGGCGGGGCTGATACGCTCAACCCCTCCGGAAGCGCCGGGCGGTGTTAAAAGCTGGGCTGCAGCCTGATTTCCCACGTTCCGCAGATGTCGCCCGCGGCATTTTTCCGAGCCTTTTTAATGGCCTTTTCAATCGCCGCCGCCTTGTTTGGTGCGCTCACGGTAAACGCCTGGTGCTTGCCGCCATTGTCCACGCAGTGAAAAGAAAATTTGTAATTTGTCATCGTCTGTACCTCCAAAAAATTTTTTTGCTTTGCCTTTGCTTTACATATAGAATTATAATACTAAAACATGACAATATCAATATGTAATATTATACAAGAAAATGACAATATCATTGTAAAAATTGACAAAATAAAAAAATCGTGTTATCATGTGCACAATTTCAGCCCGTGCCGGTAGACTATATAGCGACACGGGCAAAAAAAGAGGTGATACAATGGACGCAAGCCGCGCGACCCGTCATTTGCTTGTAGATTCCGGCATCCGTGAAGCCGAACTTGCAAGACGCATCGGCATAGCCCCGCAAAACCTAAACACCCGGTTAAAATCTCCGCAAAACTGGCGCGTTGATGACCTGGGCAAAATTGCGGCCGCCTGCGGTGCCCGCTTTGTCTGCGGGTACGAGACCAGCGCCGGGGATTTTATCGAGATCACGCCGACCGCCGACACCCCCACCACCTGAACAGCAGCCCCGGAAAAATGCGGGGCAAAACACGAACAGTGCCCCCGGAGATTTTCCGGGAGCGCTTTTTTCATGCCCGAAACCGGGCGGAAAGGAGAACAAAATGCAGCTTTTGCAATTTGAGGACATCCACACCGGCGGCGACTATATCGCCGTTGCCACCTCCGGCGACCTGTTCCGCGCCAGCTACAGCGAGAAACGTAAAAATATGTTCTTCGCCATCCCGTCAACGTACCGGATCGCCGGGTATCGCCCCGCCGGTCTGGTCGAGGGCGACCGCGTGCGCGTCCACCTGTACGACACCAGCGGGCGCGAGATCGTGACGCGCCATTTCGGCGACGTGTTCACCGTCCGCCGGGAACCCGGTCGGCTGGGCATCGACTGGAACACAGAGCGCAGCCCATACACCAGCCGCGGCGAGGTGTTCACCCCGTTTTACACCTTTGCCCAGTCCGTAATTTTTGAGCAGCTCGGCACCGGTTATAAATTCTACTGGGACAACATCACAGACAGCATCAAGCGAAAGGAGCGCTAAAAATGATCGTCTTTTCCTTCATCGTCACCGCCACCGGCGCCGCCACCCTGGCGGCGCTTTTTGTTCGCCTGCTGGACCGGATCGACCATCCCCGCAAACGCTGAACAGCCGCCGCGCCGCCTCTGGGGAGTTGGGCGCACCAGCTCCACCCCATCGAGAAAAGTAAATTCGTTCCCTTGACACGGGGAACAGACTACACAACAGGAGGAACACAAAATGAACACCAACAAAACAGAATCCATCCGCTTTTTTTACAACGGCATCAAGGTAAACGGCGGGAAACTGATCCGCTGCTTCTACTTTACCGACAGCAAAAGCGACACCGTGACAATCAGCGCCCGCGACTATGCCGATCTTCCCCGCGATATGTTCAAGGTCAAGAATGATACAGACCTTTACACGGACTATTTCGACAGCGACAGCGCCACCGTTACCCCGGAACACCCGCTTTACAAGTACGTCCGCGCCGCCGCGCTCAAGTCTGCCATGCGCGGCGAGCCTGAGTATATCGCCAAACTGGAACAGGACGCCCAGGACGCCCAGCAGCCGGGCCGCTACCACTGGCGCAAGCCGGAGGACATCCGCGCCGAGATCAACCGGCGGCAGGCACAGCTTGACCGCAACGCCGCCGAGCTGGCCACCCTGCCCAAAGGCCACCCCACCGCCGCCGACGTGGAAGCCGTCCACGAGATGAACACCGCCGCCGAGTCGGCGCGGCTGGCGCGTGAACACGCCGAACAGCTGGAACGCCGGGAAAAGGCCATTCGCACCCGCAACGAAAACCGCGCTTTTATCGAACAGACCGCCGCCGCACACCCCATCAAGGACGGCGCCCCGGTCGTCACCGTAGAATGGAGCGAAAACGGCGCTTTTGATGATGGTATGAAATTCTCCGTCGCCGCCGCCGAGATCATTTTCAAGACGCTGGACGAAAAAATTTCCGCCGACCAGGAGCGCGGCTATGACAAAACCAGCTTTTCCATCACCTACACTAACGCCGACGGCGAGCCGAGCACCTACGAAGGCCGCTATGATCTGGGCGACAACGAGGGCGGACTCATTGCCCACATTCGCAGCTTTGGCGCGTTCCTGCGCGACAAGGGCAATTTTGGCAGCGGCAAGCCCACCGACGAGGACAAGGAGACCGGCGCGGCCATCGTCGCCGTGGCCGACCTGCTGGAACAGTACACCGAGGGCGGGCGCGTTGTCTCCGTCATGCCCGCGCCTTGGCTGGAAGAATACAAGCGCCGCAAGGCTGAACAGGCACAGCAGGAGCAGGAACAGGCCCGCCAGGACTTCGCCGACATTCTGGAATCGGTGCAAATGCTGACGGATGAACAGCTTGAACGAGCTGTTTTCGCCATCAGCCCCACCGATAAAGAGAAAATCGACGTGGCCCGCTTCTTCCTGCAGGAGCTGCACCGCCGCGACGAGGTAAACGCCCTGGCGGTGTTCCGCCGCTGGAAACGCGGCGAAAATCCCGAACAGCCCGCCTAAATCGAACAGGGGCGGCCCAGCGCCGCCCCGGAAAGGAGCCCACAAAATGAACACCTACCAGCGCGGCAAGGCTGCCGCCCGCGCCCAGGCCATCCAATGGCAAGCCGACTTTCCCGACCGTTCCAAACCGTGGGCGGCCATCGCTGCCGAACAGCGGCACCTTGAACAGCTGGCCCGTCGCTATGGTCTGGTCCGCGAGTTCCGAGAAAACGCCATCATCTGAACAATGAAAGGAGAAATCACCATGCCCACCATCAAGAATCCCATCCCGGAGGCAGCCGCCGCCCGTACCCACTGCGACGCCATTGCTGCCAATGCCGCCGTTTTGAAAGACGTTATCACCGGCGACCCCACCAGCGACACCGCTACCAACGCCATTTCCGCCATCCGCCACAGCCTGGACGAGCTGGAAGCCTACGCCGAACAGCGCCGCCAGGAAAACAGCGAACAGCGCGACGATACCCCCTATAAGCACGTTTATTTCCGCCTGAACTCCGGTTATGTATGGGGCAAGGGAATGGATCAGGACAAAACCGAGAATTTCTACAGCGACATTCTGGTCCTGTTCGCCGCCGAGGGCTGGACCATCAAAGAGCCGTACCGGAACGGCAGCGGCGCCACCGTCGCCAACGGGAACAGCTCCCTTTATATCCACCCGCAGGCGGTCAGCGGCTACGTCACCGAGGAATTGATCCCCGCCGTTTCCGCCGCGCTGGAACACGGCTGCACCTTCCAGCACTACGCAACCGACATCTACGAGACCGCCTACAACTGGACGGCGCAGCAGTACCGGGACTATCTGAACAGCAAGCGCGGCGACATCAACGCCGCCCTGCTGGAAGCGTTCAAAACGCCCCGGCGCAACCTCTATAAATTCGACTACAACGCCCTGCCCGTGGTCATCAGCAAATTCCACGTCCAGCGCCTGGACGGCCAGAACGGCCATTGCACCGGCGACATCACCGAGCAGGTGATCCGCGAAATGTTCACCGCTCTTGTGAACACCGGTAAGATCGACCGGGGCGAGACCAAGAACGGCGCCGCCTACCGCACCGCGCCCCGGCGGCGCACCTGACGAAGAAAGGAGCCCCCATGCCCACACGGATCAAGACCCACACCGCGGCTACGGAGGAGGAGCGCCAGCAGCTCCTCTCCGCCGCTGCCGCCCTCCGCACCGCCGCGCCGTACCTCAACGCCGAACAGCGAAAGCGCGTCTGTCAGGCGGCGAACAACTGTATTGAACAGCACCGCCGCACCATCCACACCGCCGAGCTGGCCGCGCTCATCGCCCAGCGCGACGCCCTCACCGCCTGAACACCACACGAAAGGAGCACCACACCATGACCCCCGAAAAGCTTTTGGAGAACCTCTACGCCATCGCCTATTCCCTCCCGGAACAGGAACGCCGCTTTTTCTGCTCCCTGGAACCCGCCATCGACCCGAACACCCACGGGAAGATCAACGCCGGCTACCAGCTGGCGCTCCTGGTCCGCGCCATCCGCACCGACATGGCCCAGCAATACAAGCGGGACGACAAGCGCCGCACCAGTGCCACCGCCTTGCGGCGCCTGTACAACGCCTCCGTTTCCAAGCAGGGCGGGATCCGTTCCCACTTTGCCGGCGCGTTTCTGGACGAACAAGGCCGCCAGTGCATCACGGACGGCTTTACCCTCCTGCGCTTGAACACGCCCTCCACCGCGCTGCAATGGGCGCCGCCGCCCAACGACCCTCACGTCTACGACACCATACCGGAGCTGCTGAACAGCGACGGCGCCACCGTCAACCTCAACCTACCAACCGCCGCCGAGGTACGCGCCAAGATCGCCAGCGACCGGGCAAAATACAAGGCCGAGTCCCACCCCGCAGGGGACACGCTCTCCACCTGCTTTAGCTGGGGCGACGGCTTGCCAATGGTCAACGCCCTTTATCTCCTGGACATTTTGGAGGCGCTTCCCGGCTGCACCGCCGCCTGCCGCCCCGCTGAGCTGTCCTTGGTCTATTTCCACAGCCCAGACGGTGACGCACTCATCATGCCCATCCGCAGGCACATCGCCAACAGCACCGACGAACAGGAGGAACACAACGTATGAGTCACATCTGCAAAATGACCGGCATGGAGGCCGTGCTGCCCTGCGCCGCGCCGCAGTGTCCCGCCTACGGCGATTGTGCAGCTGCCTATGCCAAAGCCCAGCAGGGATTCCAGCTGGAACAGCGCCCCAAAACAAACCTTGAACACTTCCGCGAAATGACCGCCGAGCAGTTGGCGGAGTGGATCATGTGTCCCTACTCCGCCGACCCCGACCTCTGCCTCGACGAGGATTGCGTCAAATGCTGCACCGACTTCCTCAACGCGCCCTACGAAGGCTTTGACCTGGACTCCGAACAGCAGGAATAAAACAACGAGCAGGAGCGCCAAAAGCGCTCTTGTTTTGTCGTAATTTCCACAAAATATCCTTGCTATTGCTGCCTGAATGTGCTATTCTGACCATATCAAACTGAAAGGGGAGCAACATCATGACCACCAACTACACCTGCCCGGAATGCGGTGCCGTCACAGCAAAAGATTATATCGAGGAAAAGGGCATGTGTCCCATCTGCGGCTGCCCCGCCAGCGCCATACGCGCTGCTGCGGAAGCCGAGCAAGTAAAGGAGCGGCAGGAACAGGCCGCTCAGAAGGCACAGAAGGAAGCTGCCGCCAAAGCCAAGCTCCCCAGTACGCCCGACGACCGCTATAAAACCACCGCCTCCAAACTGCTGTACACCTTTGCGTGGATCATCTGGGTGTGCGGCGCCATTGATGTGATCGCCATTTCCATCTCCGCCAGCAGGCTGCGCTATTCCTACTATTCGACCGGAACGACAGGCACCACTCTGTTTTTTGCGGCAATTGCCGTCGCCGCCGCTTCTATGTTCTTCGGCGGCCTGCTCTACGGTGCGTCTAAACTCCTCATCGATCTTCACGCCACCCGCGTGAATCTGGAAATGCTCAACGAGCAAAAGGAGGGCTGAAGGTATGGCACTTAAACCGTGTCCTCACTGCGGCCACAGCGTCAGCGATCAGGCCACAAAATGCCCGCAGTGCGGCAAAGACCCCCGCTTCACTTCCGACGAGCTGGAGCAGCAGGAACAGCGGCGTAAGAAAAAGCGCAAAACGACCATTATCGTATCCGCCTCCGCGTTGGTAGTTTCTCTGGCTGTTTTCTGCGCCGTTTTCATCCCGCACTATATTGAGTATTCTCGCCAAATGGACGCTTACAATGAGGCGCAGTCTCTTTTTAGTTCCAAAGAATACACCCGCGCTGCCGAGGCATTCGAGGCATTGGGGGATTTCGAGGATTCCGCGCAAAAGGCGTTAGACTCTCGGTATCAGTACGTCTGCACCCATCGGAGCCGCACAAACACCACTACGCTGCAATATATAGAGTACCTCACGTTCAAGGACTACCCCAATATTGAGACTATTTCTCACGGTATATATGCGTGGAAGTGTAAGGCGTATGTTACCGATGCAGAAAACGGCTCTCCGATAGCGAAAATATTTGGTGTAAACAGCCCTCTATATTTCATGCTCCAAGCATACGGTGGGAAGCCGGGCGAAGAAATTTCTGTCAAATATCAAATCACCTATTATGTTTCGAACTATGCCCTTAGACATGGTTACACTGGAGAAACCGAGTATGGAACGGTTCCCTATAAACTCTCCGATGGTGGGTATTATTGGGTCGGCTGGTCAGGCGGGATCGGAACCGCCAGATACGACCGCATTGAGATTACGTTTTACAATGCTGACACAAACGAAGAGCTTGCCACCGCCGAGGCATCCGTCCAATATTGATGTAGCGGTATGGGAGTTTTACCTCGTAGCACACAAAACCCCGCACGGCATCAGCCGTGCGGAGTCGCTTTCCCCATAAAATTGCTCTTGACATTTTGGGCTACATGAATTATAATAAGTTTATGGGCTACATAAAGTGAGGTGAATAATTTGAGTCCACGCACAGGACGCCCGAAAGTTGAAAATCCGAAGTCTAACCCCATCCACGTCCGCCTTGACGATAAGACACTGGCAGTTCTGGACGAATACTGCAAGCGTACCGGCAAGAAACGCACGGAGGGCATCCGCGACGGTATCATGCTACTTCCGGGCAAATAAAAAGCAGAGCGCTCCATCCGACCAAAGATCAGCGCTCCGCTTTCCGCCAGCACCGCACGGGTGCCGTCTAAATCTCATTATAGACGCTGCCCCTGCGAAAGTCAACAGCTTTCCGCAGGGGATTTTTGCGCTCATTTTTGAAAATCCGCCTTCGGAATCCCTTGACACGGCGTTTAGTATGCTGACTACCAAAGATTAACCGAAAGGAGATTTTCACAGATGAACGACCTTATCACCATCGGCAACACCCAGTTCACCGCCAAGACGCTGGACGGCAAGCCCGTCCTCGCATTCCGCGACATCGACGCTATTCACCACCGCCCCGAAGGCAGCGCCAGCAGAAACTTCCGCAGCAACCGTCAGCGGTTCATTGAGGGCGAGGATTTCTTCACTCTTGACCAGCCCGACGAAATTCGTCGGCTTGGTTTTGAACGTCCACAAGGCGGCACGCCTTCCAGCGTAACCCTCGTCACCGAGTCCGGCTACCTGATGATCGTCAAATCCTTCACCGACGATTGGGCATGGGAGGTGCAGCGGAAACTGGTCAAGACCTATTTCCGCGCCAAGGATCTGGCCGCCAAACAGCCCAAGCCCATGTCCACCAACGATTTGTTTGAGCTGCAACTGAAAATCAACCGCGAGTACGAGAGCAAACTCAATGCGCTGGAGGAACGTGCCGATGACGCTGACCGCAAGATCAGCACCATCACCGACGTCTTCGCCGCTGCACCCACCGACGAGGAACACTGGCGCGACGTGATGAACCGAAAGGTACGCGCCATGTGCGAGGAGTACGGCCTGAACTACCACACCACCATCGGCGAAATGTACGCCGAACTGGAGCGCCGCGCCCACGTCAACCTCGCCACCCGGCAGAAAAACCTCCGTGAACGTATGCGTCTCGGCGGAGCGAAGTACGCCCAACGGGAAGCCGTCAGCAAACTGGTGGTCATCTCCCAGGATGCAAAGCTCCGCTACATCTACGAGGCCATTGTCCGCGAGAAGGCCGCCCAACTTGCCGCCTCCCGTATGCGCTGATTACAACCTGTATACCCACATTCACATCATACATCATTTATACAATAGGAGGTACATATACCATGACAGTCCGCGAAATTTGCTCCGTTCTCGACATCGGCGACGGCGTGAAGCCCAAGATCGAACTCACCTTTGGCTCCAGCGGTGTTCCGTTCAGCCCACAAAACGACCTTGAGATGATGGCCTACGGCGATTTTCTTATTGAAACCTGCCACGTCTGGGAGGGCGGCGTGGAGCTTGTCCTCATGCAGCAATTCGTCAAGAAAGGCGGCGCAGCATGATCCCCTCCAACATTCATCTGGGCGATACTGTCACCCGGCACATCGAAGCCACCAACCGCAAAGCCACCGGCAAGGTCGTTTACATCCACCCGGAGGGCCGCTACTACACCGTCGAATTTGACCTCGGTCTATACAAATTCCGCGAGTCCTTCAACACCTGAAAAATTTTTTCAAAAACTTTCAGAAGTTCCCTTGACACGGGGCGCATACTTAAAATTGCCGAAGGGGAAACCCCTTCCCCGACGGCTTCGGTGTACCCCCCGAATTATATAAGCCCTTCCGTAAGAAAGGCTGCACCGGTCTTACATCCATTCTTCCGGTGTCCCCAGCGCAATTCTGGCAGGAACGCGGCCACCAGGGCGCAAACCCCTTTCCGCCGCACGTCAGCTCGCCCACCAGGACGTAAACAAGGTGGGGATCCGGTGTCGTAGCTCAGCTGGCAGAGCAGCTCATTCGTAATGAGCAGGTCGTGGGTCCGATTCCCACCGATACCTCCAATTCTACGTGGACACCGCGAGTGACGAGCGTATAGCGGGACAGCCGTATGGGTGATGCGAAGTCCTGAAGTAAGCCCCTCAAGCCTCGATGTTGTAATTGCGCCTGTGATCTGCTGGCAAAAGCGAGGCACGGAAAAGATCTGGCGGCTCGGAAAGACGAGCACCCCCCTCAATGCAGACGTACCTCAGCCGTGGAAGAGGGTCTGATTGTAGCGTAAAGCGCGAGCTCGGAAAGTCGCAGGTTCGAATCCTGCCGTCTGCACCAGATCCAGTGCTCATGCGAAGTACAAGCTGAACGGGCTTCCGGGGATAGAGCACAAGAAGGAAGCAGAAACGTGTACCTATCGGGGCTAACCGCAAGCAGCCGACACGCAGCGGTGACAGCCGGGAAAGACCGGCACCCCCCCTCATGCAGACGTAGCTCAGTCGGTTAGAGCGCCACGTAGAGTGGATGCCGTTGGTTCGAGCCCAACCGTCTGCACCATAGGCGTGACCTCTTGCCTCGCAGCCGCACGGAGCGTAAGCCTGCGGAAGTGGTCTTTCCTGTGCGCTGTACGAAAGCGGCAGGACGAAGTAATTTATGTATTGGCTGGCACCGGCTTTGTAAAGATGAACGGATGCGACCGACGTACCGGCGCAGGGCTGAAAAGTTCCGTGGTTGGTTCGGGTGCCGGCGTGTGCGGTGAAAATCCGAGGCGAAACCTGTAGATGTGGAAGCGGCGTGGTGGCGGCTGTCTTTGGACAAGGCCGCCGTGTAGGTCAGTAGCCATCCGCACCGGCACCCCGCCAACTGTGTCCCTGCAAAATTCGCAGCGTTAGTGTTCAACGGTCAGCACACCAGCCTTCCAAGTTGGGAGTGGCGGTTCAAATCCGCTACGCTGCTCCATGCCCGCCTGATGGATGACTTCCCCCGTCAGGAATGAAACCTCCGCATCTGGCAGCGGTGTCGTCGGGTGGATATAGCCGATAGAACGCTTTGGGCGCTGCTCTCGAATGTAGGAACGCCCCACCCCCATCGGGGAGGCGGGCATCCCCCAGCCCGTCCTCCCCACTCTCTACGCAGGAGCGCCATTGGGGCGCTTGCACGGCACACACAGAAATCTCCTTTCTACTGCTGTTGTTCAGACACATCAACACCTCCAATGTTCATGTTCTATTTTCCGTGTGCCGGCAAGCCTTGCGGGTTCGACCCCCGCCTCCTGCTCCACCGGGCGCGACAGGCGTCCGCGGTCCAGATAGGACCTCCTTTATAAATGCTGTGGCCGTAAGAAGCAGCACCGGGTTTTGTTCATTTTCCCCGGCTCCTGTTGGAATACAGGCAGGCCAAGCGATTTCTCCTTCCGGGCGGCGCGGCCTGGGCAGCCCGCCGCCCAACCCCCTGGGGGGTTAGCTCAATCGGCAGAGCAGGCCGCTCATAACGGCCCGGTTCCGGGTTCAAGTCCCCGATCCCCCACCAGCCGCAAGGCGATAAAACGTTTCAGTCTAAAATCTACAACAGAAAGGAGGCACATTCCATGACCAAGAGCGAGTTTATTTCCACTCTGGCAGCAGCGACCGACATGAAGAAGTCCGACGTCGAGCGCGTGATCGCCGCCGCTGCCAACACCCTTACCGGCGTCATGCGCTCCGGCGACAGCGTGAATATCTCCGGCTTCGGCATCTTCACCAGCAAGGTCCGCGACGCGCACCCCGGCAAGAACCCCGCTACCGGCGAGACCATCACCATCCCCGCTAAGCGCGTGGCCATCTTTAAGCCCGCAAAACAGCTCAAGGATGCCGTCAACAGCTGACGGCGCAGGGCCGTACCCACACAAAATATCCCACATTACGAGCCGGACGGCACACCGCCCTCCGGCTTGTTTTGCAAACTATATTTCCGTTGCGTTTTGAATATCGGCAAATATGCAAACACAGCCGGCGAAAAACATAACACCCTTTGCAGAAACACAACAAGTAACCCAAGACACACTTTGCAAAATTTCTTACGAAAAGGAGAACCCTGACATGATCTATTTCGATAACGCCGCCACCACACCGCCCGTTCCCGGCGCATTTGGTGCCGCCACACAGTGCGCCATCTTCGGCAACCCTTCCAGCGCCCACGCCGTTGGGCGCGAGGCTAAGGCCGAACTGGAATCTTGCCGTGCCATCATCGCCGACAAACTGAACTGCGAACCGGACGAGGTGTATTTCACCTCCGGCGCCACGGAAAGCTGCAACTGGATGGTCAGATGCCTTCGCATGGAGTCCGACGGCATCATCTACAACGGCACCGTTCACCACGCCGTCAGCGAGGGCATCCACGCCTATTCTTCCCCCAACGCGCCCCGCGGCAAGCCCTCCGCCATCCTCTCCCTCGTCAACAACGAGACCGGCCAGATAAGCGATGTGTATGCTTTCCGCCGCAACAACCGCCCCCGGCGCATCGGCATAGACGCCACCGCCGCCGTAGGCCACATCCCCGTGGACTTCAAGGCGCTGGGTGCAGACTACATGGCTTTCGGCGGCCACAAGTTCGGCTCCCTCAAGGGCATCGGTGCACTCATCGTCCGCCGCGGCTGTCCCATCGCCCCCATGATCTTCGGCGGCGCACAGGAGCGCGGTATGCGCGGCGGCACGGTCTCCGTCCCCCTTGTCAGCTCTATGGCCGCCGCCCTCACCTGGCGCTCCCTCCACATGGCAGAAAATGAGAAAGCTATCCGCGCCGTCGCTCAGGAGCTTATCATTTCCCTTGGTTGCCACCGTGTGGATTTCGACATCAATCTGCCCGGCGGCAAAAGCAGCAAGGATTGCGCTCCCCACATCCTCTCCATCCGCTTCCCCGGCGTCTACGGCGCGGCCCTCGCCGCCGCCCTCAGCGTAAACGGCATCATGGTGTCTACCGGCTCCGCCTGTTCCTCCGGCGACAACGCCGCCTCCGCCAACCTCATGGCCAGCGGCCTTACCGAGCAGGAGGCACTTGAGACCATTCGCTTCTCCTTCGACTGGTACAACACAACCGCCGAGGCATCCGAGGCCGCCGGCATCATCGCCGATATCGTCCCCACTCTCCGTCGCGGCTAAATTTTGAAAATTTTTTCAAATCCCTTGCACAAAATCCGCATTTGCCGGTAGACTATACTATGACAAAATTTTATAAGGAGGATCCCACCATGTCTATCAGACCTGAAAAGCTCAAGCAGTACATCTCCCTCAAGGAAGCGGCCCTCACCCTGCGCCCCGACTTCACCGTAGACTGCAACGACCCCAAACCCGAAAGCGAAACCGCCACAGTCTCCGTCGTGCTCCACACGCCGTTCATCGGTCTGGACAGAACCAAGACTGCTATCGCTTCCCTGTTCACATTCTGCGACACGTTCATTGTCGCCGACAGCGATGTGATCCCCAATATCGTCCGTTTCACCTTTGGCGTGGACGGTATGCAGAAGGAGGAATGACCCCATGCTCGTCACCAACGTGATAAAGCGCGAATACCCCTTCACCGTCCGCCGCAAGCGGGACGGCGTGGAGTTCGTTATGCTCATCGAAGCGGAGTCCGAAGCCGCCGCCCGCCTCCTGCTCCCCGACACCGTGGAGATTTTGGAGTCCCGCGAACCCCACAGGAAGGAGGAATGACCTGTGCCCCGCAGTTCTGCCGCCGAGCGCAAGCTTTGTGCCGCCACAGATTCCTACATCAAAAACTGCGCCGCCACCGGCGCTTCCCCCCGCACCGTCGAGGCGTACACCGCCACGCTGGAGAACTTCGTCAACTTCTTCATCGAGTCCAAAGAGAACTACGCCGACCCATCCTACGCCACCATCCTTTTGTGGCGCGACAACCTGATCGACAGCGGCTGCAGTACCTACACCGTCGCCCTCTACGTCAACCGGCTCCGTACCTTTTTTGACTACGCCAGCGACCCCGAGTGCGGCGGCTGGTACGCCAACAACCCTGTCTCCCGCCGCCTGACGCCCGACACCCGCAAGACAGCCCGCCGTCCCTATGATGTGCTCCTCACTGACCAGCAGGTTATGAAACTCTGGCGCAACGACAAGCCCGCCACCGCCAAGGCGAAAACATGGCCGCGAAATTACGCCATCGTCATCATGCTTCTGACCACCGAGCTCCGCAACGCCGAGCTTCTGGACCTCACCCCGGCGGATCTCCACTGGGAGGACGGCGAGCTCTCCGTCGAGAGCGGCAAGGGCAGCAAGTTCCGCCGCATCGAATTTCCCGACATCGCCCAGTCCGCCGTCCGTATCTATCTGGCCAGCGGCATCCGCCCGAAGGATCTTCCCGACACCGCGCCCCTGTTCGGCAACACCGCGCCAAAGGGTTCCTTCGGCCCCCGTACCGGCGATGAAAGCCGCGAGTGGCAGCGCGGCTCCCGCCAGTGGCTCTCCACCCTTGTGGAATCCCACGTCAGGGCCGTCACCGGCGTTCCCAATATCCGCAGCCACGACCTGCGTCATGTAGGCGCCCGCATCGACCTCAACGCCGGTATGAAGCAGGAGGAGCTTCAGTCCAAGTTGGGTCACACCAACCCCAACGTTACCCAGCGCTATTCAGGCCGTCTGCTTTCCCGCACCGGCAAGCGCTCCGCCGCCCTCGTTCTCGAAGCCCGTGAGCGTCAGGCGGACATCAACGCCAACATTTTGGCCGGGAGGGTGCAAAATGCGTAAAGATTTGTCGCCCGCCATTGACGCGCCCACCCGGTTGTGCTACAGCAAATGTGATGCAGCCCTCTCTTTACACACAGGCTGCGTCTCCCACTTTTCAAGCCCTCCCGCAGCCGAGTGTTACCCCCCCCCTCATTCCCGGCGGGAGGCATATTTTTATTTCGCCCGTAAACGCCCCCTGCGGCGTTTCTTTTTTACCCGTCAAACTACCCTCCTGCTAAAGTAGAAAGCCCCCTGCGGCGCTCTGTGCGCCGCAGGGGGGCTTATTTTGATTTCTCCGGTCGTTTTTGCCTATCGCCTTATGCGCTCCGAGGTCACTTCACGATCTCCCACGTGCCGCTTTTCCCGTCCGCGCTCCGTGTCACCTTCACGGTGTACGTTTCGGTTACGGTCGGCTGTTCCGGTGTCTCCGGTTCCTGCGGCTTCTCCGGCTCCACATATTCCAGCCCGCAGAACTCACACAGCGCCTTGCAGTCCGCCACGGCGCAATCCTCCATGTGCTCATGGAACCACGCCGCGTCCTCCGGGTTGTCGTGGTACACGTGCTCCTGGTACACGGCGTAGGCGTTCGTGTCATCCAGCTCGTGCAGGTCGCTCCGCGTCGCCGTCCGGCATCCGTGGGGGTAGATGGCCTTCCTGTACTTCACCATCAGCTCCGCCAGCTTCTTCCCGTTGGCGCTGCTGGGGTGGTACATGGACAAAAATCCCTTTGCCGTGCCGTGCCCGGTAGGGCCAGTGGTGCTTCCGTTGGTGTGGGATACATAGTGGATTTTCGCACCCCACTGATTGGACTCCTTGATGGCGCGGTACATATAGTCCGGGCCGTACTCGTCGCTCATGGGCGTCCGGCGGGGACCGCGCATGATGTCAAAGCCGCACCGCTCCAGCATGGGCTGCAAAATGTCCAGAAACTCGTTGTTCTCCAGCGTCTCATAGCACTGCTGGCCATCGGGTCGTTTATAGCAGCACTCGTTGGCCTTGTGGTACGCCGGGGACAGATAGATCTTCGGTTTCTCTGCAGTCGCGTCCTCGTCGCTCTCCTGATAATCCGGGTAGCCGAAGGTGTACGAGGACTTCACGCTGGCGTACTCCTTCTCGTACACGCCGCCGCCGTTGCTCACCACGCCGCTCTGCGGGCTGGTGTTGCCCTCGATGGTACGGAAGCCCTTGCCCACGATCTCCGTTACAATGCCCGTGTGATCGTCGCCGAAGAATACCACAGCGCCCACCTTGGGGGTGCTGCCCAGCTGTCCCGCCGCCTTGAAATACCGCTTCAGGTAGTACACACCGGCACCGAGGGAGTCCTCCGGGAGGAGCAGCAGCCGCTTTGCTTCATCAACGTCGAACGCCTTGATAAACCACCAGGCCAGGGAAACCGTGCACCACGGGTATCCCTGCTTTTTCCCGTTGTAGAAATGGGGGATGGCATCAATGTCCCGTGCGTACTTCGTGAAGTTCTTGTACCCTGCGTTGGCGGTCTTGCTGTCCAGCTGCGCGTTGGACGCCTTTTCAAGATAGCCCAGCTCCTCCCGGGCTATCTTGATGACCTTACTGGCGCCGCTCATGCTGCTTCCCCCAGGTCCTTCTCCTTCTTATAGCTGGCGCTGGAAATGCCCAGCACAGCACCGAGGAAAACGGTGATGCAGGAGATGGTGCTCACGATCTGCTCCGCATAGGGCCAGCCCCAGATACCGGCCAGGCCGGAGTACAGCGCCGCAATAGCGGGCAGCACGATGATAACGCACCACTTGATGATGTCATACATACGATTGCTCAGTTTCATAATTCTTCCTTTCCGGCGTCAATGCGCCTGTCCTGTTTGTGTAAAACAAAATGGGACTGCAGCCGGTGTTCTCCACCGGCGCAGCCCCATTCGGCTTTCTGCCGCGGCCCCATTGCCGCGAGTATTTGTTTGTGCGGTTGTCTCTTACTTTGCTTCAGTCTCGCCGTACACGCTCTCGATCAGCGCCCACAGCCCGTTACTCGCCAGCATAGCCAACACGATGGGCAAAAGCACTTCCTGTACCCACGGTTCCATTCGCCGCGTTCTCCTCTCAAATTATTTTTGCCCCTCGACACCCTTCGACCGTTTCTGACACGCCACCTGTGCTATCCTGCTTGCAGAAAGGAGGTGTTCCCATGCCCGAGTATTTCACCCTGTTCAACGCCGTCACCGACGCCATTGCCCAGCTTGAAAAGGCCGTCGCAGCGCTCAAACAGGCACAGATCCGTGCCGAGGAAGCCTACATCCGGCGGGGGGAGTAATTCTCCCCGCCTCTTATTCTGCGTACACGCTCTCGATCAGCGCACAAAGCTCCGTGTACTGCTCGTCCGTGATGCGCCCCACGGCGTAAAACACGTCGCACTTCTGCTGCGCCTCCTCACGGGTCTTGTAGAACCGCTTGTTGATGAGCTTCGTCATAATGTTGTACATCGTCCTTCTCCTTCCTTAACCGATAGTGTCCATATCCGCCTGATAGATGGTTTCCACAGCCTCGCCCAGCTGCTGCGTCAGGCTGCCTATCTCGTTGTTGGCCTCCTCCAGTGCCGGTAGTTTTCTTCTCCTTTTTTCATTATTCAAATTTTCCGACGATCGGGATGATTACGAGAACAACTGTTATATTTGCGGTTGGAATAGTGTCACACGAAAATGTTAATGTATTGTCGCCTCTCGCTGAAATCCTTATGCCGGCGCTATAATATTTCTCGATATCCGTCGAGGGTTGCGTTGGAATAATAAGTTGCTTCAGGACATCTTCCTTCAAACCGGGGACAGAGATAATCTGCTTTTTCTCCTCACTCCATCCGGATTCTGTTAGTTGTACTATCACATATTTGGCACCATTCTCCGAAACGCCAGTATTTGAGATAATGAACTGGCCGCCAGCCCCTGTATGGTAGCTGACCACGCAAGGCAGTGCTTCAATAGGGGGATAGTTGGCGTAAATGCGCACACCGCCGGAAAAGGTCTCGGCTTTGATAAAAGTTCCGCTAAATCCAGTTCCGCCCCAGATGATACTCCCCTCCGTTTCCGTCGTGATGGCGGGAATGGAAAGTTCTGTCGTCCAGTAGCCCGATGTGTCGTCCACCTTGTGATAAGTCCAATTGTTGTAATAGTCAGCAAATGTAGGAATTGAAGTAAGCACACTGGGGTTCTTTCCGGTAAGATATAACTGCAGTTGCATGAAGTCAACTAAATTAACATTATTATTGCCATCTACATCTGCACACCATAAATCAGCACCCGTTAGTGTTGCATCACCCGTTGCTTGTCCTTTAATTAGAATAGCATCGTTCTCCGTAATTTTACCATCACCATCTACGTCGCCACGCATTCGACCCTTGGGGATCTCTGCGATGACCATGCTCACCTTGCCCGGGAACTCTGTGCTTATCTCCTCTACCTCGTTGCACAGCGCGTTCATGTTCTCCGCGTTCAGTGCAGGCAGCGCATCGTTGTTCCATCCGGGGTTCTTGTAACCTGCCATATCGTCCCTCGCTCCTTTCGTCCGTCAATTTTTTGCTACGGTCCACAGGGCATCGCCCTGCCGTATCAGTATCTGTGCGCCCTCCGCGCTTCCGGTCTCAGCCCACGGCACCGCGCAGATCAGCGCCTGCTGCCGCGTGTTGTCCTGCGTCTCGCAGGTGATCTCCGCGTTGACGAATACCCGCAGCACCTCGCCCTTTCGGTTTTTCAGGAATAAGGTGTTCTGCGTCAGCGCCAGAGCAAACAGCGCGTCCCGCTTCGCCAGCGTGTCGCTGTACTCCGCATTGGCGCCCACCTCGCCGATATAGCCGCTCAGCTCGCCGCTTTGGTACAGCTGCGGCACCATCTGCACCGTGGGGTATCGGGTGAAGTTTTCCAGCAGCGTCGGTCGGTTGTTGTTGCTCACCGTCCCGCTCTCCACGTTCAGGCTGAACCGGAATAGCTCCTCCACCCGGTATACGTTGTCGCCGTCCTCCGCGCAGGAGAGTATCGTCCAGTCCCACAAGCACACCGTCACCGGCTGGCTGGGAAGCGCCGTGGTCACAAAGGATCTCTCCCCCACGCCGAATACGTAGTAGGTGTACGTTCCCTGCGAGGCCGCCGCGCAGTCGATCACGCTGCGCTCCGCGTACCCTACGTCCGCCACGTGCACCAGCGCCGCTGCGCCCTCCTCTCTGCGGTATACGGCCCAGCCCGTCAGCGGCTCCTCCGCCACGATGTTGCCGCCCCGCAGGTCTGTGGCAAAGTCCGCCAGCAGCAGCGTCCTGCCGCCGAACTCCGGTGTGTACCCCGCTGCGCTCATCAGCGCCGCCACCACCGTGTCCGTCAGCTCGCCCTCCTCTATCCACAGGTAGTCGCACACCTGTGCGCCAACCAGCTTCACGTTCACCACGGTCATGTCCGCCATCACCGCGTCCGCCATGTATTTCAGCACCGATAATTGGCTGGCCCGGGGAAATAGCAGCACCGACGGTTCCAGACTCTCCGCTGGGAATAGTCCCCGCTCATACCGCCGCCGCACATACAGTTTTCCGCCCGTCAGCGCCACCGTCAGCTCGTCCTCCGGGGCAAAGGCAGCGTTCACCCGGCCTATCTCCGCGCCGCCCTGCATAGCCCGCACCGCCGTTGTGCTCACCGTCACCGTCAGCGACTTTCCGTCCGCGCCGGTCAGGTTGAATAGCGTCGCCGGCAGCGCCTTGACCGTTCCCTTCCATACGATGCTTATGGGCGTCGTCAGCGCCATCGCTTCGCCCGTCACCGTGTCCCATGTCACCGTGGATCCGGTGCTCAGGTTCAGCTCCCCGTTTCGGATGGTGTATTCGCCCTCCGCCGTGCCTTGTATGTCGTAGGCGCCCGGCCACGACACCAGCACGCCGCTTTGCTTCCGCTTTACGCACGTCACCACCGCGCCGGTATAATTGCTGGCGCTGTATTGCACCGCGAACTGTACCCAGCCCGTGTCTGCCACCACGCCGTTGCTGGTCTCCACCCGGCACCGCACGGCGTATTCCTGCCCGGTGAATAAGCCGTCGTAATAAAACGCCAGCTGTGCCGTCGCCACGTTGCCCGTGTCGTACAGCACGTCCTCCGTGTCCATTGCCGGTGCAAGCTGCCACCGCGCCCAAATAATGGGGTCGCCCTGTGCCTGCGAATAGCTGGCCGTCCACGTCATCTCCTTTGCCGCCACCGGCTTCGTAAAGTCGTTGATGGTCAGCACCGGTGCGCTCCGGCACACGAATACCGATGCGCTCTGCTGCGTCACGCTGTCCGCGTCTGTCCACCACTGGGTGATGAGCAGCTTGTAGCTGTTCCCGTTGGTGATTCCCGCCGCAGCCAGCGCCGCCGCTGTGATCGTGTAGCTGAAAAACACCACATCGCCCTTGGCGTTTCGCCCATAAAAGGGGCAGTTGTCCGTCCGTTTTCCCGAGTCGTACAGCTGTGCGCTCTCCGCCGTGTTGGCCAGAATTTTTATCTCAAACGCCGTCATGGCGTTCTGTCCGTCCACCTGCCAGGTCACGGTCATGTTTTGGCTTGCATCCACCGTCCCGTTGCCCAGCGCTCCCAGCGTGGAGGGCGTGATATTTGTCGGCATGAAAAGTGCCATATCGTCCTTCCCTCCTTCCGTTTATGTCTTTGTCTCCGTTTTCAGCGGCCACACCGTCACCGTCGCCACCGGGAAGTCCGCCACGCTGGTGGCGGATATGGTCATCTGTCCCTCTCCTGTCAGCGGGCGGGAAAAGCCGGTGATGAGATGCCGCTCCGTGGGGCTCCCCTGCTTATCCCGGCGCACCAGCGTCACAAGCTCGTTCTCCTTGATGTGAAAGATTTGCCCGCAGCTGATGTCTACGCTTTTCTGCAGCACCGTGGAGCGTTTCAGCTCCCACTCCGCCCTGTCCCGGCACATGGTCTCCGTTGCGTAGCCGTCCTCCTCTGTCCACACCGTCTTGCGGCCTATCAGCTGTACGTTGGTGTCGCTCATGGGGTCGTTGTTGGTGGCTCTCGCCCCCGGCTGGCTATTGTCGTCCAGCGCCGCCCCCAGCACGATGTAGTCGTTGTACACCTCGGTGTTTTGCGCCGTGTATGTCATGCCCAGCAGCGTCGCCTCCCCCATCGAGAAGGCGTAGCTGATGGGCTTTTCACTGTCCAGCAGGTCGTCCTGGCTGGGGTCTATCCGCAGCCGCCCCGTGGCGTCGTAGCCGATCCAGGCGTTCAGCATCTCCGCAAAGCCCAGTATCACCTCTGCGTATGTGCCGCTTCCCGGATCCACCTCCAACGTGTACGGCGCGTCCACCAAATTTACTTCGGTTCCGTCCGTCAGCTTCTGCTTCTTGCCGTTGTAATACTCCGTGTACACCGGGGGGATGGGGTCTACCTTCCGCCCGTTTCCCTTGTCGTCCTGCAGCAGGGCGTTGATCTGCTGAAAGATGTTCACGTTCAGCTTTCCCTTATAGGTGCCCTCCAGCTTGCCCCACAGCGTCCCGTCCAGATTGGCCCACTTGTCCACCAGCTCGTACTGCATCAGCCGCCGTCCCGGCTCCACCGTTTCCTGCGGACTCTGTATCAGGAAAACGCCCTGCTGTATGTAGTAGTCCTCGCCGTTGGGCAGCACCAGCCCCTCGTCCAGCGCGATCTCCTGCCCGAACCACAGGTGGTTTACGTTGTAGTCAAACGCGCCGTCCACGTTCCCCAGCGTCACGCTGGCCGTTCGCCTTACGCCGTTCTGCAAATTTACCGTCAGCCCTCCGTCCGCCACAAAGGCGCCGCTGTGCTTATTTCGCGGGTTATTGTCCACGAAGAACGCCGTGCTCCCGTCCGGGTTCAGAAAGCGCAGCCGGCACAGCTTCTGAAACCGGCCCTTCAGCGCTCTCAGGTACGCCAGATATTTCTCCTGCTCCGTCATGGCACGTGCCCTCCGTTCAGCTGCGCTTACGCTTCTTCCTGTCCTCCGCCGCCGTCAGCGCGTCGCACTCCTCGTCCGTGGCCGCCCTGATCTTTCGTATGTCCGGGTTCCCCTTGCGGTACTGGCTCTCGCGGGTGATGTAGTACCGTCCCGTGATGCCCGTTATCGGTATCTCTCTGCCGCTTTTCATCACCAGGATGTGCCGCGTCTTTTTCGCCATAGTCCAGCCGTCCTTTCTCACATATTCCGTCCGTCCGCATACATGAAAACCATGTGGTTCCCTGCGTTCTTCCCCTCGCCAAATACCAGCACCACCACCTGCGCTCCCACCGGGGCCGCCGCCATCGTGCTCACATAGGGGAGAAAACTCTCCGTTTCGTCAAAGGGTCGTTTTACGCCGATTTTCCCGTCTGCCGCCGCGGTCGTCACCTGCGCCCGGTACTGCCGTACCATATCCGTCTGCGTCTCCCGCACCCGCCGCACATAAAAGTTGTCCCACAACCGCTTTGCCAGCTCCGCCAGCGTCTTTGCGTTCTCGTCCATGCTCTTATCCTCCGTAGGGCTTCACGTTGTGCGCCATCCGGCACATCTGCGCCACCGTCAGGTGCTCCGCCTGCTGCTCCGTCAGCGTGATGCCCTTCACGTTATAGGTGGGCCCGCTGTGGTCGCTGTAACTGCGGTTATCGCTGCTCCCCGCCACGCTGCGGCTCACCGGCGTCTCGCCGTACAATCCGCCCAGCTCATTTACCCTGGCCCGGAACCGCGCATCCGCCGACGGCTTCAGCATCTTCGCCGTCACATCGGGCGGCAGCACCATCTCATCCCGCATGGTAGCCTTAATACCGCCTATACCGCGCAGCACGCCGCCGCTGTCGTATACGCCGGCTCTGCGCTTGGCTTCCTTGAGCGCCGCGTTGTAATTCTTATACTTTCCGGTTTGCACCAGTCCCTTTGCCGTGCGCTCAATATCTCTTTGGCTGACTTTGCTGTTACTTCCGCTGCTTTTCGACCCCGCGCCAGACAGAATATCCTTTGCCGTCGTCCCGCTGGGAATTCCTGTCTGTTTCTTTTTGGCCCCTTCGAGAATATCCTTTACCGTCGTCCCATTGCTGCCTGTGTCTTTTTTGGGCAGATAAGACTCTGAATTCGTCACCCCTGGTCTGCCGCCAGCCCATTTCGTATTTTCCCCGTTATATTCGAACTGCGGGGTGTTCGGTGACTGCCCGCTGCTCATGCCCCGGTCGCTTGCATTCCCTGCGCCGCCGTTTGTTTTTGTACCCTCTGGTTCGTGGGAAGGCGCAGGCTTCCAACCCGATGTGTCGTCTTTATCGCCGCTTCCGCTGCCTGTGTTACTTCCCCCGGTATTGCCACTGTTCTGGATCTCCTGTTTCTTGTCCTCGTAGTCCTGGGCCGCGTCCAGCAGCTTCTGGTACACCTTCAGCATCTCCTGATAATAGGTCTCCCAGTCACCCCTGCTGGCCGCCAGCAGCGCCGCCTCCGTCTCCACGTCACCGTTCAGCTCGTCTATCAGCTTCTGCCACGTGTCCATCTTGAGCTGATACGCCGCCTCAATGGCTTTCTTCCTGGACTCCAATTCTTCGATTGCCAGCTCGCGCTCCGTGTCGCGCTCATAGTCCCGCAGGTCCTTCTTGGCGTTCTCCAAATCCTCCTGCGCCTGCCTGACCTTTTCAGGATCCGCCACCCACTCCCACTGTCCCGTAGCGGCGTTGTACTGCCGCACCGTCCGCTCGCTTTGGGCGTTGAGAAGTGCGTCCTGCTTTTTGAGGATCTCCAGCTTCAGTTCCTCTAACTTTTTGCTGCGATCCTCCTCCTCGTTCTTCTTCTTCAGAGCGTCTATCTGCTCATCAATGGCATCCGTCTCCGCGTCCCGCTGCCTCTTGATGGCGTCGATGGTGGCCTGCGCCGCCTTTTTCTTGGCGTTATCCAGTTCGTTCTGCTTAGACTTCGCCGCGCTGCTGCCGGAAGTCCCGCCGCCGGTCGAGCCACCCCACCCTCCGGACGGCGCAGTGAACGTCATTTTGCCAAACTGGTACAGCATCGCCTGCTGCGCCCGGCGCAGAGCTTCGGCGTAAGCCGCTTCATAGCTGCTGTATTTCCCAGTGTACAGCAGACCTTCCGCCGTTTTCTTGACGTTGGACTCGTTGATACCCGCAAGCGCAAAGGTGTTTGCCAGCGCGTTCCCTGCGTAGCCCGCCTGCATCGCCAACTGCTGCAGCGCCATGATCTGCTGGCTGAAATTCAGCTTTGTGTTGCTGGCGGTGATCTGCGCCGCAACCAGATCATAAAGCTCCTTCTCCGTTTTTCCGCTCTGCTGCGCTTCCTCGACGAGCCCGCTAACATATTTCGCTGTTGCATCGCTGGCAACGCCCAGTATCTGCTGCACCCGGTCGTAGGCAGCCACCAGCTCCCGCTGCTCATCGGTAACTTCATAACCCGCCAGTATCGCCGCGCGGATGGTTTCCACGCTTTCTTCGCGGGCCGCGTTCAGCTGCTCCAGCGCGTCATAATACGCACCTGCGGACATTTCGCCGATCTGATACTGCGCCGCGATTTCCGCCAATTCTTCCCGGTAGTCCCGCAGCGCCACGATGTCCATGCGCTCCGTTTTTACCGCACCAACGCCCAGACCACCGCCAACGCCCTCGGCGCCGCCAACTACCGCGCTTGCGCCGCTGCCGTGAGCAGCGTTCCACGCCTCCCACGCGGATTTCTGCGCAGCATCCAGTTGTTTTTCCTGCTCTTGGCGCAGTTCCTTCAGGACTTCCAGCCGCTTTTTTTCCTCGGCGGTCAGCTCTCCGGTCTTGTTGATAAGCCCGTCATATTCACTTTGCGTTTCGCCCAGCTTGGACTGTATTTTTTCCGTTTCCTTCAGGGCGTTGTTGTACTCCCGCTGCTTCTGCGTCCCGACATAAATTGCCGCCGCCAGCGCTGCAAAAATCGCCGCTCCGATGCCGATTTTCGGCAGCACGGCCAACAACGACTTCATCTGCCCGGTAAGCTGCGTGATCGCCATAGCGTTTCCGCCGATGGCGGAGGTCAGCGTGCCGAAAAACGTTCCTACGCCGGTATTCATCAGCGCTGTGAAGCCCTTGTTTGCCAGCGTCAGCGCGGCCACCAGCAGCCCAATCTGTATCACCAGCCGCCCGGTGTCGCTGTCCAAAAACTCTACCAGCCCGATCACGCCGTCCAGCGCGTCCTTGATGGTATCCGTCTCCACCAGATTGCTGACGAACTGCGTCCACTTGTTGTGCAGTATCTCGGTCTTGCGGGTCCAACTGTCCAGCGCGTTTTCTACTTCCTTGTCCGCGCTCCCGGCAGCCCCGGCAAAGTCGGTGAGCATGGACTCGTACATATCCCAGTTCTGGATCAGCGCCAAAAGCTGGGATGTACGCAGTTTGCCGCCAATGTCGCTGACCATCTCCATCAGCTTCTGCTCGGTCAGGAAACCATCCTTCATGCTCTGGGACAACCCGGCAATGGCCTTCATGGGGTTAATGACATCGCCGGATGCCTGCGCCGCTTCGTAGGCGTCCTTGGCATAGAGTTTGATGACATCCCGCAGGCCGGCGATTTCGCCGGTGGTCCACGTCACGCCCTCGTCGATTTCCGTCTTGGTATCGCCGATGATATTCAGGAAAAGCGCCCGCAGCGCGGTGGCGGCCTCTGTGCCGCTTCTCTGCGTCACGGCGGTGATCGTACCGATTGCCGCCGTCAGTTCATCCACGCCCACATGGGCCTGCGCCGCAATGGGCGCGACCTTGCCCAAGCCCTCGGCGATCTTCTGTATAGAGGTCGCGTATTTGTTGTCGATCTCATTGGAGCCGTCCAGCACCTTCGTCAGCTGCTGAATGCTGCCCTGGTACTGGTACGCCGCGTCCACAGAGAGCAAAAACTGCTGCGCCGTTTCCGCGTTCGTGTCGCCTACGATCTGCGTCTTGGCAGCCAGCTCCGCCAGTGCGGACGCCTGTTCGCCGTAACCGGCGCGGCTGAAGTTTGCCACGCTGTTCAGGTACTCGTCCGCCGCCACGCCGTAGGCGCTTGCGGTGTCGTATGCCTGCTTCTCGATCCTGTTCAGTTCCTCCGTGGTCGCGCCGGTGACTTTGCGTATCGTCACCATCTCGTCGTCCACGTCCTTCATGGTCTCCAGCGCTTCCGTGAAACTGCGCTTTAACCCGGCAATGGCGTTGCCCATCACCTGCCACAGCGCCATCTTTGCCGCCACGCGCCCGAAGCTATCTCCCATCAGGCCGGCGAAGCCGCTGCTCTCCTTGGCCGCCGTCCCCACGCTCCTGACCGACTGCGCCGCCTTTCTCGTGCTCTGCTGCACCTTCCCGCTGGCGTCCAAATATGCTTTTTCAAATACCGCCGCGCTCTCCTTGGCGCTCTTGCCGCTCAGTCCGCTTACGCCGGTCAGGTCCTCTATGCGGCTCTGCATGGCGGTCGGCGCGTAGGTGCTGCTCTGCTGCGCCGCATAGGCGCGGTAGGCATCCTTGGCCGCCCGCACCTGTGCCGCCGCCCTCTCCGCCGCTTTGGCCTGCGTCGTAAAGTTCTGCGTCACCTTCTTGCCGGTGATCTCCATCTCGCCGCTCTGCATATTCAGCGATTTGGACACCTGCACCACTTCGCCCACCTGGCGGCTGTAGTCCGCCACGGACCGGCGCAGCTCGCCCTCCGGGCTGAAGGTCTCCGTCAGCTTCTGCAAACTCTGCCGTGTGGCGTTTATCTGTACATCGGCGTTCTGCGTATTCACGCCCAAAGTCACCGGGCTGCTCTGCAGCTTCGCTATCTCGCCCTTGAGCTGCGAAAAATCAGGTACAGCCGTTACTTTGAAAATCGCCATACGCTACCTCCAATCGTCCTCTTCCCGTATCACGCCCATGTCCGCCGCCATCCCCAGCGTGGGATCCGCGCCGTTCATGGCTCGTACCAGTGTTTCTTCCGCCCTGCCGCCCAGCATCTCCTCCACGAAGTTGCGGAAAAAGGGCCTGTTCTTTGGCCGTCTGCCCCAGTTGTACGCGGGGTCGTTTTTCTCGATTCGGTTCACCAGGTCGTCCCCGTCCACATGGGGGTTTATGGGTTCTCCGTTGCCGTCCGTTGCGCCGCTGGGGTAATACAGCAGCGTTAGGTTCATGCCGCCGTCCCGCTCATCCGAATACACCGTGGCGCTGGCGTTCATGTCCGCCAATCCCTTCGTGCCGCGCCGGCGCACATACTCCTCCGGCACCAGCTTATCGTATACGTCCTCTACCACGTGCTCCCGCAAGCACTGCCGCATTTCCTCCGCCAGTGCGGGGCGCGATGCGCGAAAGGCGTCCTTTACCTGCTTTTCCAGCGCGGCCATGTCCTGCTCAAACCCGCTGAACTGCCCCACCAGCTTCGCCATGTCCCGCGCCTCCCCTCTCTCACATACGCCAATGCGCTGTCTTGCTTCAGCGCACTCGCGTCTGCCCCCCTCCCCCGCCTTGCGGCAGGGGAGGGGATTTTTTGTTGTCGTCAGGCATCCTTCACGCTCACAGCGCACTGGTCGGTGTAGGTCGTATCCTCGTACACAAAGGTCACGGTCATGTCACAGTCGCCAGCAGTGGCCCCTGCGGAGATCAGTCCGCTTGCGCTCACGGTGGTGCCGCTGGGTGCGCCGTTCAGGCTGTAGGCGCACTTGGCAGGATCCAGCACCGCCAGCTGGCCGTTCTCCAGCACCGCCTGGGGCTTCACCTGCGCCGTGCCGCTGACGGGGACGTTGATAACGCCGCCGATGGCGGTCACGATGCCCGTCACTACCTCAGCGCCGTTGTCCGGCACGTACACGTACCAGCCCAGGGTGCCGCCGGCGCAGTCCTCGCACTTGTCGGAGATCACACTCTCGTCCGTGCTCAGTGCGCGGCCCACGATCTGCGTGGTATCGTAGTTGCTCTGGCTGCCGGTCACGGTGGCGGTGTCCGCCTGCAGCTTCAGCGGTACGTTGATGTACAGCCAGCCCTGGCGGGTGCCCTCGTTGGTCTTGGCATTTACGTTGCCGTACACCGCCAGCTGGGCGGTGAAAAGTCCCACCTTGCCGTTCATGCCGGTGTTCAGTTTGCCGCACATGGCGCTGAGCTTGTTCACGAAGTACCACACCTTGTACTCGGTGCCGCTCACCGCGGTAAAGCCGCTGATGGTGCCGTCCGCTGCGATCTCATAGGCGATGCCGCCCTGCTGGATGCCGGAAGCCTTCTTGGTCTCCTGCACATAGGCGTAGGGCTTTGCCATCGCATACTGCGCCACAGGGGCACCGTCGGTCACGTCCACCTTCAGCACGTTGCTGTTCGCCTTTACCACCTGGCACACCGGGGCCACAGCGTTGTAGGTCACAGCGCCGCCCACGCCCGCCATCTTCGTCCGCAGGTCAAAGTTGGCCTGGGTGAAGTTCACCTGGATGTCCGGGTCGCTCTCGATGATGGTGGCAATGCCGTTGTTCAGTCCGGCACGCAGGGGATCGCCGTTCACGGTCACGGTGATGTTTCCTTCCTGGAACTTATTGCTGCTCAGCAGGATCTGACCGGTTTCCATGTCGGCGAACTGCGCAGCGCAGATGCCGCGGGTATACAGTCTCGGATCGGTAAAAGTAATCATTCCGCTTTCACTCCTTTTTGATATAAAAAATGGAGGCAAAGCCCCGGTTTCCCGTTGGCTTCGCCCCACTTGGCGTTCCGCCCTGCCCGCTTGCAGAGCCTATTCCCTTCTCTATGCCTGTCCCATGCCGCGTGTCGCTTCCTCCACGGGCCGCAGTGCCGTGTTGCCGTCGCTCACCCGGTCATAAAACAGGCTCGGCCACGGGTTGCCCCGTTTCCACTGTGTTCCTCTCGCCTCCGCGATGGTGCAGGTCATGTACCCCAATATCCGCTGCCACGTTTTTGCTTTCGTCTGCAGCTTCAGCAGTGGCCACGACTCTATTTCCGTCTCCTCCGCGTGTTCCAGCGCGGCCACCGTCGCCACCCGTTCCCACGCATCTCCGCTCAGTTTTGCGCCGCCGTTCATCTCCGCCAGCTCCCGCTGCGCTTCCACCAGCTCCGGGTTGGCCTCCGGCGGCGTCAGCTCAATTCCGTTCTGTGCGGCGATGATCTCCCGCAGGTACTGGAACTGCACCGGCGTAATGCGCCACAGCTCCTCCCCGTGCAGCACGAACTCCACCGCCGTCAACCGGCTGGGGTCTTTCGTGTCCACCTTGCAGCGAAACGCCTTCAAGCGCTCGTCCAACGGCTTTCCTCTCCCCAGCCGCAGGGAGAGCGCCAGCATCAAAAGCGCCCTTGACAGCAGCCCCACTGTCTCCTCTCCGCGCCCCATCGCGTCGTACTCCATCTTGTAGTAGGCCGCCAGCAGCGGCATCACAGCATACGCCACAGGGAGGCTCTGCTGCACGATGTCAATGCCCGGTCGCGCCAACTCGAATGTCTCCATCTCCTCCACAAGGATGGGGTACAGCGTCAGTCCCTCCGCCTGTACTTCCTCGTACCTGCGGCAGGCCCGTTCTATGCTCTGTGAGATCGCCATATAAACTCTTTTCCTCCCTCACGAAACACCTTTACGATAATAGCCTTGACTTCATTTCCCGGCTCCAGCACCATGCACCGGCAAACTTTTTTCCATTTTTCATCCATAGCAAATGTAGCCAGCTTTCCGCAGTACGGGCACGTTGCTGTTTTATAGAAAATTACTCTATTCATAATTTCTATACTCCTTATTGATTATGCAGTTTTCTTATAAATGGATCCCCGCCTGTACCAGCAGCGCCGTCACCGCGCCGCCCAGCACCAGCCATACCAGTTTCTCTACCACGTCGTTCCACCGCTTCGCCGGCAGGTTCGTCAGCGTCTTTACGTCCTTTTTGACCTCCGACAGGTCATCCCGCATATCCTTCTGTTCCCGGGTCATCAGCGCCACCGAGGTCGCCAGTTCGTTCAGGGCTTTCTGCTCCTCTGCCAGCTCGTTTATGCGATGCGTGTTGCTTTTGCTCCGCTGTTCCACCTCCGTCAGCCGGTGGTCAAAAGTCACTTCATCCATTGCGCCGCCCTCCGTTCTCTCAGAATGTAGTCACGACGCTTTCTTCGTCGCTGTCCGCCCACGCAAGGCTCATGTGTACGCGCCGTCCCACGTTCATGCCCTGGTCGTATATGGCATGGGATCCGTTGTCCGTATGTGCCCCTCTGTCAAAGGTCATCACCCCGGCTCCGCCTATGTTCACGCCGTTCAGTGCCTCAATGATGCACTGCTCCATGTCATAGCTGCGGGAGTAATCGTCCGTCCGTGTGGTGGTCTCGTGTCCGTAGTTGCACAGTATGTCGAAGTATATTCCTACCGCCGCCGTAAAGGGTGTCTTTGGAATCACCCGCCCGATGTACACCTTTACCACCGTCTGCGCCATGCTCTGCGCCTGTCCCCAGTATTCCAGCGGGAATAGCCTGTACCCCTTGGGGTGCTTTGCCTTCTGCTCCTCCGTGTCCACCGCCGGCGTCTCACCGTCAAACACAATGCTCAGTTTCTCCTCCGCCGTGGGCAGGGGCTGGGCCAGTGGGTTCGCCCCGTCGCAGCAGATGTACTTCATCAGCCGCACCCGGGGTCTTGCGTTGTCGTCCACGGGCGTGTACCCGTTTCTGTCCGGCAGGTCCAGCAGGTAGTTCACGATCTTTTTTGGTATCTTCTCCGCACCCTTAAAGGTGTCGTAACCGGTTTCCACGCGCTCAAATGGATAGTAGGGGCTGTCGAAATCTGTGTTCACACCCTCACCCCGCTTTCCGTTTTTCTAATTGTTTCACATGAAACATTGTATTTTTCGTTGCGTTTTTAATATTTTTGCAACTTTTATTTCCGTTGCGTTTTGAATATTATTTTGTTCCCTTTTGCACCTGCTCCGCCAGCTCCACCAGCTCCTTCATGCTCTCCGGCGTCATGGCCGCCGCGCTGCTCATGGCCATCCGCGCCACCACATCGTTCATCACCGCCAGATTGGCGTTGATCTCTGTGTTCAGCATCTTCTCCAGGTCCCGGTAATCCGCCAGCATGTCATACGCCTTGTCCCGCATGGCGTCGCTCTGCTTCTTCATCCGGTCTATCTGGTTGACCAGCTGCACGCCGCCCACCAGATCGTATTCGTCGGCGCTCATCAGCCACTTGTCCTCCTCGCAGCCGTCGAAGTCCAGCCGCAGATACGCCCGTGCCAGTATGCCCATCAGGTAGCGCCGTTTCCGCTGTCCGTTCTCCCGGTACATGGGCGGCACATCGCCCCGGAAGCGCTCCCCGGTATCCACCACCACCCGGTCAATGCACCTCTCCGCGCAGTGGCTCACGATGGCAGCCTTCTCCATCAGCGGCACATAAGCGTTGGCCTTGGCGAATACCTCCTTCATGGTAATGGGCTTGCGCTCTTTAATGCTGTTTTCCATCTCTCCTGCTCCTTTCAGATTCATAATGGAAATTCCCTCACATATTTACTTTTTCCCCCTGCAGCGCAGCGAGCAGTTCCGCCACTGCGCCGCGTTTTCGTACCGTCCGCTGTCCGGGCAATGGTACTGGTAGCAGCAGAAATCGTGCTCTCCCGTCTGCTTCCTGCACCGGATGATGATCTCCCCTACCTTCCGGTAGGCGTGCTCACATATCGGCTTTGCCATCGTTCTTACCACCCCTCCAGTGTGATGTCCGTGCTCACGCTCTTGCCCTTACAGGCGGCCGTCACCGTCAAAGGCTTTACGCTCCCGCCCCAGCAGTACACGGTGGCGGTGCTTCCGTCCACCTCTGCGGTGTAGCTGTCCTCCGCCGCCCCGGTGAAGGTCCATTCCACCGCCTCTCCGGTCTCCGCGCCGTTCTCGGTGTATACGGCCGTCAGCACGGTCTTGCCGTAGGCTTCCAGTCTCTCCACCGGATCCGTCTGCCAGTGTACGCCGCTTACGCTCTCTGCCACCGTCACGGTATAGGTGCCGTAGTGCTCCTCGTTCTGCACCAGCACCGCCGTTATGGTGCACTCTCCCTCGCCCACCGCCGTCACGTTTCCCGTGGGGTCCACCCGGCATACGCTCTCGTCACTGCTGTACCACAGATAGCGGGTGGGGTGTTCTGTGTCTCCGTCCGCCGCCTCTCCGTTTCGCAGGGATGCGGCGGTAAACTTTGCCTTTTCTCCCGTGCTCATGGCCGCCCTGCCGCTCACGTTCACCTCCCAGGTGAAGGGATAGGCGTTGGCCACCCGGCGAACCAGGTCGTCCTTCTCCCTATCCGGCTCCGTCATCCGCGCCGTAAACCGCAGCAGCCGGCAGCTTTCGTCGTCCCCGGTAAACTCCTGCGCCACGTCCGCGTAGCCGGTGATCTGATACGCCATCCGCCCCAGGATCAGGCGGCTGTTCACATCCAGGTTTTCCGTTTCGCCGTTGCGCTGTATGGTAATGTTGAAGTACCCCTGCATGATGAGCATGGTCTCCTGAAAGTCGTTGGCGTTGGCGTTCAGTTTCACGTTTTCCACCACCATCGGTTCCTTCAGCACGTTGCCGTACCAATCCAGATGGTTCCATGTGGCGTTGCACCGCCTTATAATGCCCCCGCCCACGGCAGAGGATATGTTGGCCGGATTCGTCACCAGCCATGTGGAGCCCATTGTCTCCATTTTTGCGCCCTCCGGCACATACTCGATGCGCCGGTTTACAAACAGGACTTCCTTATAGTTGTCTATGGGTCGGTCTATGGCGTTGCCCTTCTTCCGCGCATCGGCAAAGCGTACCAGCTGTTCGCTCCACTCGTAGAAGTTGTTGGGGTCGCTGTCCAGCCCCTGCACCCGGCACGCGGTGTAGTCGCTGGCGTATTTGCCGTATGCCTGCACGAACCTCGCCGTAGGGTCTCCAAAGTAGGGGTTGCGCCTGTCGTTGTACTGTGCGGGGCGGTTGGTAGTTTCCTGCGGTCTCTCCGCCATCGCGGCGATATTGCCAAGAGTGTTCTTTACGTCCGCCATCGCCCGTCACCTCCCCCGTTTCACAGGAACTGGTATCGTCCGTACCCGCCCCGGCCTCTCTGCACCGTGTTCAGGAACGTACAGTCCTGCTCATACTTGTGCATCTCGTCCATCAGCCTTGCCCGGTTCTTCTCCTGCTTCGCGGCGCCCTCCTTCATATAGGTGCCCTCGTTCACCGTGTCAAAGCTCGCGTCCTTTATCTTCATTTGGTCGTTCAGCCAGTTGCGGAAGAACCGCTCGTCCCATACGCTTGCCACGCACAGCCCAAGTATCCGCTTCTGCTCCATTGTCAGCTCGTGACCAAATTCACCGTCTGTGTAAAAGTCCAGCGTGTAGTTTATTCCCGCCATGTCCTGCACAGGGAACGTCACCACGCCTGTTTCGGCGTTGTAGCTCGCCCCGGTGTACGGCACCGCCGTCATGCCGCCCGTCACATCCTGCTCCACAATGGCGCAGGAAAATAGCTCGTAGCCCACCATTCCGGTGTCCACTTCCGTTTCTCCCACCAGGCTATCCTCGCTGCTGGTCCAGTAGTAATCGCCGTAGCTGGGCTGTACCAGCCCCTCACCCAGATACGCTCTCATCTGCACCGGCAGGGAGAATAGGGGGATGGCGTTCACCATATACAGGCTCATCCTCCGCAGGAACGCCGCCGGGTCGTTGGCTGCCTCCTCCTGCAAGCGCACGTCGTCGATGGCCACCATCGCGTGGTTCGATATGACCTCGCTCCACTTCGTCCCCATGTTCTCCCCTCCTTATGCCGGAATATAGATCGTTATTAGTTCTCCCGCCGTGCCGTCCGTCAGTGCCACGCCGTCCGCGCCGGTCGAATTTCCGCCCAGCCCCTCCACCAGCGGCGCGTTGCTGGGGTATGTGCTCCTGCCGGGGTACAGATTGCTGCTGGGCATCAGTCCCGCCTTTTCCGCCTGTGGATACAGGCTTTCCGACGGATACAGTGTCGCCGAAGGGAATAGCCCTTTCGTGATCTTTACAAAGTCTCCCACCTGTACCACGGAGCCGGGAGCCACCCGGTAGGTCGCCTCCCAGTCTCCGTTTCCGTACAGGTACAGGGCGTATCCTTCACCCTCCGCCAGTGGGAAGCGCATCTGCCCGATGTTCGGGTAGGTAGAGTTGTTTATCTTCAACCCCGCTTTCCACTTTTCCAGCGCTCCGGGCGCACCATTGACTTGCATGAACCGTGCCGCGCCTCCCTCGGCCAGCGGCACCTGCACGACGGAGACGCCCGTATAGGTCACGCCGTTGATCTTTACATCTCTCGCCATGCGTTTTGTTCCTCTCCGTCAGGCTATCGTCATCACGCTGCCCGCCACATTGATCTGCGGCGTTGTCATCGTTCCTACGATGGGTGCCCCTCTTTTGTCGTGGGCGGTAGCGCCTTTCGCCAGTGTGTTGGCCGTCACGCTGTCCTTTGACAGGTCCAGCTTCACCGCTCCGTCCACCACGACCTTGTTTACGTTTTTCGCCATCGCCCTTTTACCTCGTTTCCTCCGCTTCTCAGGCGCCGATGGTCAGCGTCACGCCGCCGGCCTCGTTGTCCGTCTCGCTGACGGGGATAGCGTTCACCGTCACGCTGGACAGGCAGTTGAACCCCTCGTCGGGCAGGATCTCCTGGCTGGCAAAGGTGGGGGTCACAGTCTTGGCCTGTGCCTTCATGTCCTCGCTGCCGGACATGGTGCCCTCCACGCCCAGGATAGTCACGCCCTCGCGGATATTGGCAGCGATGAGCTTGGCTTGTTCCGCCTCGGCGATCTGCACGGTGCCGCTTCCGTCGTGGAAGCCCAGGGGCACGGTATACACCTGCGCCTTGGTGGTGATGTTGCCCGCCACAGCGCCGTTGTTGGGCATCGTACCGGTGACTTCCGCGCCCTTCACAAATGCGGTCTTGCCCAGCAGGATCTCCGCAGCGGACGCGGTAGCGCCGGAGGTATCCGCATCAAAGGTACACGTACCCGTGATGGTCGCACCCGTCTTGTCGTGGGCGGTAATGCCCTTGAGCAGTTTGGCAGGCACCACGCTGTCGGCGGTCAGATCGATTTTTACCTGTCCGCCCAGAATTACTTTGTTGATGTACTGATTAGCCATACTCCACATCTCCTATCGTTAAAGTTTTTCCGCCGGCGGCATTGCTGACTTCGTACTGGGGTATTTTCTTCACCGTCACGTTGTCGTTCATGCGTTTGGCTTTTGTATGCAGCACAACAGGCTCGTCCACCTGTGGTGTTACCTCATATTCGCCCTCGTAGGTGGGGATGATCTCTCCCCCGGTCTGTATCACTACATCCCGTATTTCTATCTCCACCACGGGCTGCCCCACCGGGGCGGTGCTGGCGTTGGCGTTCTTCTTCTGTTCCGCCGCGAACTGCTGCAGCGCCATTTACATCACCCCTTTGGACCGGCTTGCGGAGACATATATGGTCTTGCCCTTCGCCCCCACCACGCTCTCGTCGTTGAATTTTATCCTCGCCTGTACCGGAGGTGTCCTCCCGGCCTTAAAGGCGAAGGTCTGCTCCTGTGTCAGAGGGAATAGCCACTGTCCGTTCTCCTCGTCGTAGCGCACCACGCCGGGGTACGTCCTCGTCAGGTTCCCTATGGTGATCTCCAGCCGCAGTACCATCTCCGGCGTTATCAGCAGTTCCCCCTGCCGCAGTACAATGGGCAGCGAATAGGCGTCGCCCTGCATCATGGCCGTTCCCTCCTTCCGCTTATATGCTCAAGGGCTTTCCTTCTTACTTGGCGTCCTTCTCGTTCATGTCCTCAATAATGGCGATGAAGTCGCCCTTCTCGTGGCCCTTGCGTTTGCTCAGCGCGTTCAGCTTCACCGTGCGCTCCCGCGTCACATACCGGCTGCCCTGGCGATAAGCGTCGGCGTACATCTGCGCCGCCATCACCTTGTGTCCCTCGCACAGCGCCGGGTAGATGTTCAGCAGCTCGTCGCCCAGCTCCACCAGCTTGGCAAAGGCTCTCTTGTCCAGTACCTCACCCGGCTTGTAGTCCACGCCCAGCGCCTCGCGCTCCTCGTCCGTCAGGCCGCTTACCACCAGCAGCCACCGCTGCGCCATGAACCGGCGGTTCATCTCCGTCAATATGCGGCTCAGGTCCGGCTTCGGCACATAAAAGCTTCCTGTCTTGCCCACGATGTTTCCGTACATTCCGCCGTCGCCGAACTGCACCACGTTGTCGTCCGCCACCGGCGCCATCCACAGGAAGTGCACCTGCTCCGCGCTGGTGCTCACCTGCACGATCTGCGGCGCGGTCTGCTGGGGGATGTTCTTCAGCGCCTCCGCCACGGCGGCGGCTGCAGCCTTCTCGCTGGCTTCCTTCACCATCTGCGCCACCTGCTCGGCGGTGTACATAGCCGGAGCGGCAGTCATTTCCGTGGCATCAGCCGCGTCCTGCACATCCTCACTTGCCGCCGCGTTTACGGTGCTGCTCTCATCCGGCGTTTCCGCGCTCTGCTGGGGCGTCAGCATCACCTGGTCGTCCTCGCTCTCCTCCGCCGCGATCTGCGCGGCCAGTCTGTTTCCGCTTTTTCTCTGCTTACCCATGCTTTCTGCTCCTTTCAGATTCATTTCATGGTCTTGGTTTTATCTTCGCCGCAGCACGTCAAGGCTCCCGCCGCTGCCCCGCTTACACGTCGGCGTGCTGCATACCCGCGGCTTTACCGCACATCCTTATGGCGGAAGCGGCAGGGCTTGAACCTGCGCCCCACGGATTAACAGTCCGTTGCTCTGCCGACTGAGCTACGCCTCCGTATGGGGCTTGTGCCCCCCCATAAACTCCCTTTCGGGCGAAAACGATCCAACGTTTTCATCTGGCACGGACGCGAGGACTCGAACCCCGAACTGCGGTTTTGGAGACCGCCGTTTTCCCGGTTAAACTAAATCCGCATATTCGGGGAGGGGCTTTCGCCCCTTCCCCGGTGTGGTTTTCCTTACACAGTGAAGTGCGCGATCTTGGACGCGAACGTGGCCACAGAGTCCAGGGCGATGGTCAGGTTCAGGCCGATCTCGAAATCCCCGGTGCGGGTGGGATCCATCTCGATGGAGATGGGCGTTCCGCTGGTGTAGCCGATGGTCAGCGGCTTTCTGCCGTTGCCCGCCAGCATCCAGATGTCGTTCTCGCTGAGCATGGTCTCCACGGTGGTGTTCTGGGTGCCGGGGATGATAACGTCCCGCATGGGCATCAGGCGCACCGCCATGAACTGGCCCAGGTAGCCGGCCTTGGTGTAGTCGGCGCCCAGCAGCGTGGCGATAGCGGCGTCCATGTTCACATTGGTGGAGCCGGTCACGGTGTTGGGCAGCACCTTGCTCAGGGCCACGGTGCCGCCGGTGGCAAACACGTCGGAGATGGTGGTGTTGTTCAGCGCGGCGATCTTGTTGGCGCCCTTCACCCAGTTCTGGTTGTTGAAGGTAAAGTTCAGGTTGGTGGGGATCAGGCTGGTGTCCTCTGTGGCGGTGGTCATGGCCTCATTCCACATACCCATGGTCTTGGCGTACATACCCGCCACCATGTTGGCGAAGAAAACGCCGAAGTCCATGTTCGTGCCCACCAGCTGCATCCACTTGGCGGTGATCCAGCAGCTCTTGGGGGTGGGGTTCAGCGTGTAATCGCGGGAATAGAAGCGGTTACGCGGCACGCTGCGGCTGGCGCCCCAGCTGGAGTCCTGGAAAACGGGGATGTCGTTGCTGCCGATGCTCACGGCGTAGGTCTGGCCCAGCTCGATCTCCACGGTCTCGGCGAAGTCGCTCAGTGCCTCGGAGTACACGGCGGGCAGAATGGGGATGATGACCTCCTGCCAGATGCCCTGCAGCACGGCGTAGAACCGTGCGTTGCCGTAATACTCACCGCCGTTGCGCTTGAACTCCTCCCAGCTCTCGGGGGCCTTTTTGCCGGTGCTGGCGCAGGCCAGTTTGGCGGCGTACAGCAGGCTCTCCCGCTGGAACTGCTCGTTCAGCTGCTTGTAGCCCCGGTCGTTCATGGTGCGCTGCACGGGGGTGTTCTGTCCTTTGGCGCTCAAAATGGCCATCTTGCCCTTCAGGGCGTGTTCATAAAACAGCACGCGGCCCTTGGCCACGATGTCCTCGCGCTGGTCGTTTCCGTTGATGGCGAAAACCTCGTTGGAAACGCTGTTCAGGTTCAGCTTTGCCATTTCTTACTCACTCTCCTCTCTTGTCACGCGGTCACGGTGCTGACCTTGCAGGCCCACACGTCGTAGTACACGAAGCTCTGCCCGGCGCCCTCGGTGAAGTTGCCGGTGCCCTTCAGTTTGAAGTAGATGGCGCCGGTAGCAGTGGGGGCGGCAGCGGCGGGCACCAGCAGGCCGTTGGCGATGGTGAAGATGGTGTTCTCGCCGATAGCGCCGTTCACGTTGCCCTCGCCGAAGCGGTAGGCGTGCTTGCCGTCAAACACGATCTCAGTGAAGGTGCCATCCCGGCCGGCGGGAACGCCCAGTCCCAGCGTGGCGGTGCCCACGGCGTAGTTGTTGCCGTTGCGTCCGCCCAGCATAGGCCACTCGTAGGTGTTGCAGGCGTACACACCGGTGTCTGCGTTGGCGGCAGCGCCCGCAGCGGTCATGTAAAAGGCGTTCTCGTTCTTGATGCCCTTGAAGCCTGCGCAGGGCAGCTGCTCGCCGCGTACCACCAGCAGACCTGCGGAGCAGTCCGCATCCGCCTCAGACGCCTGATAGCGTCCCGTGATGTTGCACAGTTCGTTGTACTCGTTGTTGGTGATCCGCGGCTCAAACGCGGTTTTCTCGATGTATGCCATGTTTGTTCACTCTCCTTTTCGTTTTACTTGCCGGCGTCGATGCCCCACTTGTTCAGCAGAGCGTCCACACCCTCGCTTCCCTCGCCGCTGTTGCCGGCGATGTGCTGCCAGGCGTAGGTGGTCTTGTGCTTCTGTGCGCTGCGCTTGTCGCTCTCCATCACGGCCTCGCCGCACACGGCCAGCACCGCCTCGCGCACCAGCTTCTCGCCCAGCCACGCACCGTCCTTGTCGCAGCTGTTGGCGTACAACCCGGCCTCGATGTTCTCGTTCACGGCCTTGATGGCGTCCTCCGCCACCTTTTCCTCGCGGTTGGCGTTGAAGGCGTCCAGCGTAGCCTTGGCGGAAGCCTTGCAGGCGCTCAGCCGGCGCTTGCTCTCCGCTTCCTGCATGGCACTGATCTGCTCATTGGCGGCTTCCAGCTTAGCGTTCAGGCTTTTCACCTCGCCGTCGGTCTCCTTCACGGAGGCCACGGTGTAGTCCACCACGTCCGCCACATCGGCGTTCAGCTCCACCTCTCCCACGCTCAGCACGATGTGCGCTGCGCAGGGCATGATCTTGCTGGCGATCACCTCGCCGTTGTCGTCAGCGTTAAAGGTGTAGCCGAAAAGATTGCCGGAAGCGTCCAGCAGTGCCACGTTCAGCCCGTCCTCGCTCATGGAGAGCACCTTGTGGTTGGGGAACTTGGTCTGCATCTGCTCCATCGCTCTCTTGTTCATGTTGCTTTTCACTCCTTTTTTTGTGTTTTTGTCGGGTTCCTTGCCGTCGCTGCCCTCTGCGGCTGTGTGCAGCGACGCGGCCCGCAGCTTCAATTCCTTAAATTCCTCCTGCATGGCCGCCAGCTTTGCGATGCTCGCCCCCGGTATCGCCGGGTTTACCCTGTCGCCCAGAATGGTCACGCCTATGCCCGACCATTTGGTAAACACGTCCACATCGCCCTCTTTGTGGCTCTCCGACACCATTGTCTCGGCGGAAACGTCCATCGTGCCCTGTTCCACGATCTTCCGCGTCAGCTCCGGGGCGTAAAAAGCAAATAGCCGTCCCTTCGCTTTGAGCCATGTATGACCGCCCCTCTCCACAAGGGTAAAGTCCTTTTCGTCATCGGACAGCGTTCCCACGATGCGCTCGGCCGTCCCCTCCATGAAGGATTGGTACTCCTCCCCGGTCTTGGGATCCCGGCGCTTGCTCATGTTGTGTCCGTCCCCCACCTGCTGCCCCACATAAGCGATCAGAATGGGCTGCCCGATGAAGGTCTTGTAGTAGTCCCGCAGGTTGCGGTAGTCCCACTTGTTCCGGTTTTCACCCTCGCGCAGGACCCACAGCTCCACGCCGAACTCATATTCGTTGAGCTTCTGCATCACCTTCAGCGTGCCGCTGGCGCTCACCTTCTTGGGCAGCGCCTTGGTTTTCAGCGTGTTCATTCGTCCTCACCGCCTTCAAACAGTTTTCTGCACCAACTGTCAAAGGTGGCGCGACTCATGCCGCCGTTATCGAGCATGGCCCACGCCTGGAGCAGTTTGCGCCTGTCGTCGGTGTTGGCGATCTGCAGCTCCTCCGCCTTCAGGGAAAGCGCGTTGAACTCCCCATCCGCCGTGGCCCGGATAAATCCGCCCAGTGCCTCGTTTACACCGTCCACAATGGCCACGCACACCTCGAATACCCGGTCCAGGTCGTTGTCAAAGTCCTCGTCCAGCTCCGGCGTACCGGGGTACATCAGCCTCAAATGGTAGTCGTGGGGTATCTCCGCAAAGTCGTCTATCCGCTCAGGCTGCTTGTGCTCCAGCTTGTGTATCGCATCCGACAGAAACGGCATACCCATGTCGCACAGCACCCGGTCCTTGATGTCCGCGAACCATTTTTCCGCGTTTCCGTAGGCTTCCATCACCCGGCGCATCGGTTCCCGCATAGGCGCGAACCGGGGGTTATCCCAGCTGGCGTATTCCTGTGCTCTCATGTTCTCACTCCCTCTCTCCTCAAAATAAAAATGGGGCCGCAGCCGGTGTTCTCCACCGGCGCAGCCCCATTCGGCTTTTCTCGCAGTCCCTTTACCGCGATTATCCACTTTTCACGGCCATTGCGCCTACCTCAATACCCCGCGCATCCGCGCAAGCCTTCGGTCACAGCAGCCGCATTCTCCGTTTTCGTTCCCCACTATCGCAGGGGCTCTCGCCGCCCTATCGGTCTGTCGGCATCGGCAGTGCCGCGCCTTTCTTTTTCTTCACCGTGTGTACGGTGTGTGCCTTTATCGCCAGACCGTCCGCCGTCCGGCGTATCTCCACGTCGTTCCCTCTGGCCAGTTCCCGGTTGATCTCGGGCAGGTCATCTGCCGTCAGTATCGCCATCATGCCCATTTCTTCTCAGCCTCCCGCATCCTCTGACGCTTCCTGCCCCTCTGTCGCTGGGTTCCCCTCCGATTTCGGTCTGCCTCCTGGATTGGTTGCTCTTTTAGCTTCCGGGGTCTGGTTTCCATTGCCACCGTTTTTTGCTTCCGTAAACGTGGAGCTGAGAGGTTTCCTCAAATCCATAATGCCGGATTCCAGCATCGCTCGGCTTATGGACATATCATCCAGCAGAGACATATTGTTCATAGCCAGATATTTCAACGTTGCCGGCAATATGCCAAGTGTCATATCTTTTCTCAGGCTTTCTTTCAAATCATTGTCCGTGGCAATGTCCCCGAAACACTCAAATCGCCATGAATACTTCAGGTTCAGCCCGTCCATGATGCCCTGCATCATGCGCTCATAGCACCGGTATATCTGCTCGGCAAACTTGCTCTCTATCTGCAAGCTGATATTCGCCACGCCCGCCCGCGGCTCATCGCTGGTGGGGATCAGAGCGCTCAGTCCCGCCTTCGCCATGGTGTAGCCGTACCCTGCGGAGCTTATCTTCGTGGCGCTGGGCGCCTCGGCCAGCTGGTGAAGTTCCATGTTCTTCAGCGGCGCGGCGTACCAGCCTATGCCGCTGGTGTTGTTTTCCGCCAGTTCGTTGTAAAACCGCGTGCGGAAAAGCTCCCACCCTGCGTTGCTCAGCTTGTAGCTGTCCGACTGCTGCCTCGTGCTGTTGTCGTCGTATTCGATCTCGCCCGTCAGCAGAGAGATCAGCGGATTCTGTACCAGCTCCAGCTGTATCTGCTCATACTGCGCGATCTGGATAAACGACAGGAAAAGTCCCGTCAGCGGCGATACCACCGCCGTCTGCGCGTCGTCTATCTCGAAGGGATATACGGCGTCCACCGGCAGCGTCACCCAGTAGCACCACTTTCCGTTTTGGTAGTACACGTCCGGATCTCCCGGCAGCACGCCGCCGCCCTGTTCCGCTGCCGTTTTCAGCTCGGTAAAGCGGTTCATATTGATGGTGTTCTTCGCCGCGTATACATACCGGGTGCCCGCGCCCTTGGGCGGTCTCGCCGCCACCTGGGTAAATATGCCCCAGTAGGGCTTAAACAGGTCTCCAAACTGCGCCGGCTCACATCCCGGCTTCAGAAAGTACATCATGTTAAAGGCCACGGTGTACTTCGACACGCTGTTGAACCCCACGATCTTTATCCAGTCGCTGGGCAGCTGCTGCATAAAGGCGTAGTTTACCTTGTTGTGGGGCTTGTCCACGCTCACGCGGGGGTAGTAAAATACCTTGCCCTCCTGCACCGCCTGCCCCGCCAGCTTGTGGGCCGTGGTCTTTACGTCCAGCTTGCGCCGCAGCTTCTCCAGCAGCTTCCACTCCCGCCAGAACTCGTCGTTCTTCGCCGTGTCTTTATCGGTGAACTCCGGGGCGATGTAGCTGTGATACGTCAGCAGATCCTGGTACATCTTCCGGGTGTGGAAAAGCGGATAGGCCGTAAATTCCAGCCCGTGCTCCACCTGCCGCAGCCCCTGCTCGTTGCCCAGCGGGGCGGTCAGCATCTCTGCCACCGTATTCTTGGTATAGTCCTCCGGCAGCGAGGAGATGGCCTGCACCCTTCGGTTCTGTATGTAGGGGTTCACCCGTGCCGACTGGCTCATGCTCACCCGGCTGAAGGCGCTGGCCAGCGCCCCTGCCGGCATATTGCCGTACTGCTCCGCCAGCGCGTTGAACCGCTGAAATATCTCCGGGTAGGTGCCGCAGGCTACGCTCTGCAATTCACTTGTCAGATTCCTCCGCTTCTCCTGCTCCATGCGCCGCCTCCTCGTCTATGCGGGAGCGCTCTTTTTCCAGCTCCCTCTCCCACGCATCCAGCAGCTCGTTCAGCCGCTTCTGCGTGTCAGCCCTGTTCTTTTTCACCCTGTCAGCCAGCGCCGCCGCGATGCAGTCCGCCAGCCACAGCCGGTCTCGCTCCGTCAGGCGTTTCAGATCTGCGCCTTTGATCTCCACCGTCTGCATTTTTTTCGGCGCCGTAGGGCGGTACAGCAGCATATACCCCGCCGTTATCCGTACAAAGCGCTCCTTTTCCGCCAACGCCACCGTTTCGCCTGTCACCCGCGCCGCGTACAGTCTATACTTCCTTGCCGCCATTTCAGCATATCCTCCCGCCGCGCCGCGCCGTCACCGTGCGGCCTCCCGCGCCGATTGCCGCCGCCCTGTGCGGTGCCGCGGCGCGGTTTTTGTATTTTGCCAGCTCCGCATCCCAGTCGCTCTTATGCCGCACCGCCTGCGCCAGTTCCTCGCGCTCCAGTATCTGCGCCACCCGCAGCGCATATTTCAGTGCCGACCATATATCGCGCTGTATGTGCTTGCTTATTCGTTCTTCCTTTTGGGTCGTGCCGCTGGCCACCTTTTTCAGGTTCTGTATCTGCCCCACCAGCTCCCGGGTCTTTATGTAGGGGTCGGCCAGCATGGCATCCATGCTGTCGTCCTTGATCCGGTGGTACTTCTTGTAGTTCTCCACGCCCTCGTTCACGTTAGAGCACAGCAGCTCCACATTCCGGTTCTCAAATTGCAGCTCCGCGTACCGCACCATCTCCGCGTCCGGATCCGTCACGCCCGCGCCGCCCGCCTTGATGGGATACAAACACGGCACGGCGTTTTCCTGCTCCAGTTCCGTAAAGCTGGCGTGGTTCCGCACGCACAGCGGCGCAAGGCCGTCACCAAGGTCCATCATCAGGTTCTCCACCACGCTGGTGCCGTACTGCCATGCGTCTATGGCAAGGTATGTGGCCGCGCCGCCCTCATAGCAAAAGCGGCTCCACACGTCCTTGATCCGCTGCGCCTGCATCATGCTCTTCACCGGCGGGTTCCACACGTCCACATACACCACCTGCTTCAGGTAGCGGTCCCGCTTCAGCCAGTCCGTCTGACGTGTGCATTTCAGCACCACGCAGGCGCATTTTGCGTTCTTCTTGTCGTCGGCGTAGGATACGTCGTACCCCACGATATAGATCACGTCCTCCGGCTTCAGTTTGTTGCCTATGTCGTAGGCGCAGTGCCGGTTCTCCGCGATCATCAGTTTGCGGCACTCTGTCAGCACCTCGTCCCGCACGATAGGATTGCTGTCCGCCCCGGTATAGCGCGATTCCATTTCGCGCATCCACCGTTCCGGCGTCAGCTTTGTCCGCAGCTTCTGCGCCCAGGAATAGGGCCGCATCTGCTGCAGTACCACGCATTGCCAAGGCACGTCCATAGTAAAGGCGCTTTCCCCGCGCCCCATCTCCTTCATCACCTCACAGCGAACTTGGTAGGCGTGGTTCTGCTTTCGTCCCGCGCTGGTGATAGAGTGGTTTTTATAGGCCACAAAGTTGGGATCGGGTTCTCCGTTTACATTGTGCCGCAACCGTACTGCCGGCAGCACAACGGTGGTGTATTCGTCAAAATCGAAAGCGGGCTGTTCTTCCTGCGCGAACTCCTCCGCGGTCGCAGCGTGCAGGTTGTCGCCGCGCTTCTCTCCGATGTAAAAGGCGCTTCCGTAATCGGTCTCTATCTTGAAGTCGTCCTTGCTCTCCGCCGTCACCCGCCAGTGCTTGGCAAGTGCTGAGTAGTCATGCTCTATGGCATGGAATGTCTTGCCGCCTATGGATGCCAACTGCTTCAGCGAAGGCCCGGTATATATCACCTGCGTCCCCGGCCACGCGACACCATTCATCATTTCGGAAATCATCTTGGTGTACGTCTTAGTCATACCTCGCGTACCCGTGATTGCCACGTCCGTGTACCGGGCATAGGCTCTCAGCATTATCCGCTGTATGATCTCCAGCGTTTTGAAGTCGCTGTCGTCGCTCCGCAGAATATCCGCCAGTTTATCGGGGCAACTAATACCAACGTGCGACCCAGACCAGCCATGCCCACCAGCTGTCTGCCATGTTTTCATAGTTCCGTTCCTGCGTGGGCTTTTTTGTCACCCAGCCCAGACCGGCCACATACGCTTTACCTGTCCGTCGCGCCATTGGTTTATATCACCTCACTCGCAAATGCCCAGCGATAACCGCCAGCACTTTTCCGGTTTGGCTTTTTAGCGCAAACCGCCCAAATCTGCGCCATGCACACGCCCGTGTCCACAAACGCCGCATGGGCCGATTCATACACCTTTCCAGTGTCTATGTTGATAACTGCTTTTTTCTTTCTCGGCCCTCTTCGGTTTGGATCTATCTCATAAGTAGCTTTGTCCTTTTCATAGCACCAGTGGTAGCCGCCCGCCGTTGCCGTCTGCCCCGTGCAGGCGCTTTTCAGCGAGTCCCTTTTTATGTGCGTTTCCCGTGCCGCATCATGCAGCGACGGGAAAGTTCTATCCAGTTCCACGCAGTAGATTTTTGTGGAAAGGTCCCCGTCCAAAATGTTGTAGCCTTTCTCCGGGTTTGTGGTGTCCCACTCCCGAATAAGCTCCCGTTCCATCGCATGGGCTTCTTCCTTTGGTAGCCCTTCCGCCAATATCTCGTGCTTTATATTATCCCATCCAAAGAAGTTCACTGCGTCCGTAAACCGCTTGTTGGCTTGGTAGCACTTTCCGTTCCCCCACCGTTTCTCCGGTTTTTTGAAGGATGTCGCCCCAACATAGATCAGGCCGTCAGGCGTAATATGCCGATAAACAAAATATCTTCTCTCCATATTTGTCTCCCATACAGACTTTCTATTAAAAGCCGGTAATTCCTCGTATGGGGAGGAAAACGGTAGCTACTCCGCTGTCCCGGTTTTAATCACTTTTTGTGTTTCCGCAGCAACCCCATTTTTTCGTAGGCTTCCTGCTCCGCCTCGTTTGGTTCCTCGGCAAATTCACCCAGTTCATCCTCTATCGTTGCATCTTCTGGCAGTTCCACCAATTCCGGCAGCCCGTCGTTTATGCGGGCCTGATTGATGATCGCCAGCAGCATTTTCTCCGCTGCGTCCGCCGTGTAGGTGTACTTGCACGGTCTCCCGAATATCAGTTGAAACGCCTCATCCGGCGTACACTGCTTTCCGTTTTTCATCAGGCCCGCTTTTTCCAGCCTGTCCACGATGCCGTCCAGCCGCAGGTCCTCCACCGGTTTTGTGTCCTTCTTCCGCAGGTTTTCCGATGCCAGGTTCTCCTGTATCATACTGGATAGCTTCTTGGCCTTGTCTATGGCACCCATCTCCGCGGCGTCGTTCATCTGCTTTGTCCACTTTGCCACGTTCCGCAGGATCAGCTGCTGCTTGGCGCTCACCGCCTGCTCTCCGCCGAAGTCAGCGCACAGCGCGTTATAGATCCGGTCAAACTCGTTGTAGTCCTCGCTGGTGTATGGCACTTTCCCCGTGCCCTCGCCCCAGTCTGCGGCCTGTCGCTTGGTGCCCTGCCTGCCATCCCGTGCGCTTTTCTCCGCGCTCACCGCCTTGGTGAAGTTGCCGTTCTCCAGCCCCTCTCCGAATATCTTGGTGATATCCGTCAGCCCGTCAAGAAAGCCCAGCTCTCCGCCTCCCGGCGTCCGGTCCAGCTTTTTCTTTGCCAGCTTATCGCAATAGGCCGTCCACTTGTTTTTGCTCCCGCTTGCCGGCAGGGCTTTCATGTCAAAGGGCTTGTTGAAGCGTATGCAGGCATAAAAATAAGCCAAACTTTCCCCCACCGCATCATTAAGCTGGTCGTAATACGCCTGCTGCTTTTCCGCGTTCATAGGTAAAAGTTCGGCCATCCTGCGCTCCTTTCGGACAGAAAAATGGTACAAAAGAGAATTACCCACTCTCTCATGTACCATTTTCGCAGGTTTTCGATTGTCTGACTCCCATGTATGGGAATGACGCAGAATTTATTTTTCTTCTCTCCCCAGCAGGTAGTCCGTCGTCACGTGGAAATAGTCCGCCATCGCCTCCAGTGAGGAGGCCAGCGGCTCTGCCGTCCCCTCCTCGTAGCGCTTTATGGTCTCCTTGCTTAGCCCGCACAGCTCTGACAGTACGCACCGCTTTAACTGCGCTTTCTCCCGCAGGTAGCGTATTCGCCCCGGCAGCACCTTGTTAGCCGCCATGTCACCGCTCCTCCGCGCTGGGCATCTTCTCCGCATCCAGCAGCATACGAGCCTCTGCATCCGATATCAGCAGTCCCTTTCGCCTCCGTTTCCGTATGCTGTCCAGCCGGTCTTTCCGCGCCTGTTCACCGGTCTTGTAAAAGGGGCACTTCCCTTTCACGCTGCACAGCACCACCGTCAGCCCCGCACACTCACACTTGATCGGCTCATACAGGTCGCACCTCTCTCTCGGTGGGTATTCGCCAAAACCCGCTTTCTTTTTTTCCTTCTTCACTTCTTTCTCCGCTCCTCTCGCCAGAACTCCACCGCCGCCCATCCGCACACCGCCGCTACAGCCAACAGCACTCCGCAGCATACGCACCCTATCGCCGTCTTATACGCCCGTCCCCATACCAGCAGCTCCGCTGCCGCAAACGCCGCCAGCACTGCCAGTGCGCCAAACCCCGCTATGTATTTCTTCATCCGTTCATTTCACCTTCTGCCCTCATCGTTTTGCTCCACTTGCGCCACAGTTCGCTTCCGCATTTTTCATGAGGGAGTCGATTATATTTTGCCACCGTCCACATACCCGCCCTGCAATCCGGCAGCGGGCACTCAAAGCAGCTGGCCGCATGTGGGCACCTTCTTCCCTCATGTACGCTCGGTTTCATTCTTTCCCTTTCTCTCGCCGTAGGAGCAGAAGTCGTCGTCCTTCGGCACCGCAAAAAAACTGTCAGGGTTCAAACACTTTTTGCTCCCTCTGTTATACTTGCAGTCCTTGCAGCGCACCACCGGCACCGCATCCACAGTCGGCGCATTGTCTATGTCCTCTGCATCTACATAGTCAAAACACCGTTCATTCCCCCAATATTCTTGCCTCTCCAATTTGTCAGCATCGATTAAACGTGACATTTCAAATTACTCCCTTTGTTACCTCTTTCCAATTTTCTAACCGTTCCATCACTCTGTCTCCTTTCTCTCGCCGTAGGAGCAGAAGTCGTCCGGCTTGCGGCTCTGGAACCCGCAGAGAATGCAGCTCCCGCCAAACTCATACTTGCAGTCCTTGCAGCGCACCACGACCTCTGCGTAACCTGCCAATCGTCCTAATGCCCTTTCGCACTTGCTGCAAAGCACCATATCATCTCTGGTTTTAGCAAACCATTCTCCGCACGCTTTACAAGCTGGCATCGCTGTCACCTCCGTCCATCTTCGCGCCGTTCTCCACAAAGTTGCAGACTCTGGCCGCGCAGGAGAGGCACAGTTGTTTCTCCGCAGAAAATGGTGTCTTAAAATTTACAACGCCATAGTGATTGAAATCCAAATTCACGCCGTCAACCTCGTAGTCGATCTCGCGCCCACACATATCACAGAACACTTTAACCATCAACTATTCCCTCCGTCCATTTTAGCTCCACAGTTACAATATGGTTCTTTATCCATCTCGACCCGCCAGCATCGACTACACATATAGGGGTGTGTCATCGAAATGATTCCTTTATCGCTACGGGTAATCCATCTGGCATGCACCACCGGGGCAACATCAGCGGACTGGAAACACTCCACCTCATCGAGCATATCGTCAACCCAACAGGCACGACACCAGCATACGTTGTGGTCTTTCTTCTCCGCCTTGCACGGCTTGCAATAACGCTCCTCGACGCTTTTCTTAAACGCTTCCTTGTCAAGGTATTCAGCCATTGCAGTTCCTCCTTATCTCACGTTCCATGATGCCCAGCGGCGTGTGCTCTCGTATCCATGTATACACCCATTCCCGGCTCTCCGCTGTGCCCATCGGCTTCTCCTTCGGCGGCAACTCGCCTTTTGCCGCCGCAATAGCGGTCGGGTTGTGCTTATGTTGACCCATACGCCCACCTCCAGAGTAAGTATGCTGCCAATACGGCATAATGGATGGTCTGATCGAGCCAGTACGATATCTTGTGGTATCTCGCTTTCAGCGCATCAACAATCGCATGCGAAAAGAACAAACCCCCGAGACTCCGGCTCCACCCAAAAGCTACCCAGAAAGGGATGACGTAAAGAAAACAGTGTATAAACAGGTGATACCAGTTCTCGCCTTTCGTCCTTGCGATAAAATCGCTCTGCAAACAATAATCTCCGATCAGGTGACATGCAACAAGTTTAGCTATCGTCCTTGCCATCATTTACCCTCCTGTTCCATGCTTCGATTGCTTTTTCTTCCATAGCGTTGTCCGTCGTAGCCCAGTCGGGAAGCTGAGCGCAGCGTGTCCACGGGTCATTCATAACGCGACCACCAACAGCGCCTCCACGCGCGTGGCAGGTGTTACATCGGACAGAGTAGGTGTGCATATCTACGCGCATGTCAAGACCATTCCACCCGGCAAGCCTCGACTTTCGGTCTATCTTGAGTTTTGTACCTCCGCAAAACGGGCAGCGTTTCAATTCAGCCATCCTTCATCGCCTCCAACGCTTTCTCCGCCTCCTCCCGGGTGAGGAATACAGTCTTGCCGAATGAGATAGGGTTGACCCCATACTGTTCTCTTAATCCATCTACTGCAGAAAATACAATGGTCGTAACGCGGCTTCCAATGTTCACAAATTCTATCACGCATTTGCGGGTGTGCCGCATCTCGTCAAGATTCGCCCACACTATATCACCCACCTTGCACGGCAACGCCACCAGCCGCCCGTCCTTGTCGGCCTCGGCCAGCTCCCGCAGCCTCTCAGCCGCAATACCAAACGCTGAGACCAGTTGCGACTTTGCCAGCAGTTTCGACCCTACAACGGCGTCGTTGACTTCCTCTGGCTCAAGCCCCGTGTCCTCGTAGGCGGCAAGGCGTTCAACCAGACGGTCAAACGATGGGCAATCTATGCAATCCATGTCCACATTGCAGTTACCGGAACACTTCATGTAATGGTCGGTGCCAAGATAGTGCTTTTCTGTCAGTCGTTCCATCACTCCACCTCCTCTTTCAGTTCGTCATACAACTCGCTGAACCGCTTGTTCCACTTTCTCAGTCCGAAGAAACAGTACACGCCCAACACGCTCCACAGCCCGCTGGCGATGTTTTGCAACAGATTTTCCATCACTGCACCCCCATTTCCTCAATGCGGTGGCACAGTTCGTCAGTCACGTCATTGCCATACATCAGTTCCTCGAAGGATGTACCGTCACCGTTGCTTATGGTCTCGACATCAACACCGTGTTTCTCAAGCCAAACACCAACCTCAAGGTCATATTTTGCTGCCAGTCGGGCGTGGCGGGCGCATAGGCGCATCTTTGAGCGAATGTAATTGGGGACAACCATCACTCCACCTCCTTCACCGCCACAGCCTTTGCCAGCTGTGCCATGCCCTGATTCATGTCCTCTATCTGCTTATCCCTCCGTGCAATGGCGTCCTTCAGGCTGTCGTTGGCTTTCATCAGTGCCTCGATGTGCCGCTGCTGGTTCTCGATCAGGTCGGCGGCGGCCGGAGCCAATACTTCACGACACGGTTCACGGCTTATCTCGTTCATTGGGCAATCTTCTTCGCAGTCTCGCCCCGGTTCTGCACAGCACCGCAGCGCGGTCACGATCTCATCTCTTGTCATGTCATTCCTCTCAATCTCCAAAAACCACGCCGCACTCGTCCTTCAGCACATCCTTGATGTGCTTCCGCTTGATGCGGCCCTCGTTTATCTCCTCCGCCAGCTTCTCCAGGCACTCGTACAGATACGCGATGCTCTGCGTGTCCCGGCTGTCCGATGTCTCCTCAAAGACGTGCCAGCCGCATTTGTCCATCAGCACCATTGCCACCATGTCCATGTTCTCCCGTGTGCCTTGCAGCTTGCCCCGCATAAAGATGCGGTCATCCCTGCTCAAATGCTGTTTACCCATTCCCGTCGTCCTCCGAAATGTGCACCACCTCATAGCACCCAAACCGTCCTCCGTTTCGATACGCCTTGCATATCGCGCTTCGTGTGCTGGCGTAGGATCGCCCGGAACGCCGCGCCAGCTCCGCCGTACTCGTTCCCCACCAGCGGGGAAACCGGTATTTATCCCGCGACACGATCATATACACCGTCGTCATGGCCTTACACCTCCCCGCACCGGCGCAGGCGCAGGCTGTCTGCCAGCTCCCGCGCTGACTGCTTCCGTTTGCGCTTCCGATCCCGCGCCTGCTCCCAGCAGTTGCGGCACTCCGGGTACGGGCAGTTCATGCACGTATCTATGCGCTCCTGCGGCTCATACTGGCTGTCCTCCACCGCGCCGCTCAAAAATCGTCCTGTCTCTCCGCAATGTTCCTGCCGCCGGCTCTCCGCCGCGGCATCCACCGTCAGCCACGGGGCCTTGGCGCTGCCCAGGCTCCGCATAAATGCGCCGACGTTCATCGTTCCCTGCATTGCGTACATGATGTTCTAAACCTCCCTCACCGTGATGCCGTGGAAATACAGCATCATCTTTCGTTTCATCACAAATAGCCTGTATGAGGCGTTTCCGGTATCACGAAGGCCCTTGCTGTCCTCCACCACCGTCTCGCCGCCCTGCTCATATACGAAGTCGGCCACGTACTCTATGCTTTTCTCCTTCGTGCCGTCCTTGTGTACCTGCTTCGGTATCAATTCGTACTTTACCTGCGTCCGCAGGCCGGATATTTCACCGGCTCTCTGCATCAGCCACAGGTCCATGTACCGCCGCGCCTCCCGCTTGCTGTCAAAGTGCATCAGCGTGCCGTCCGGCATGGTCAAGTTCACTTTCTCGGCGTGGAGTTTGTTGCCCTTTTTCGGCTTTGCGGCCTTTTCCGTCTTCTGTGCTGCTTTCTGTGCCACCTGCTGCGCCTGTACTTTTTGCAATATCTGCGCCTGAGCCTTCTGCCCGAAGCGGCCTATGTCCTCCATTGTCAATCCCATCGGTTCAGTCCCCCTCCACCGTGCCCATTTCCAGGCGCCGCCTCCGTGGCCGCTGGTGGAACTTGTCGGCCGGCTCATCGTTGTCTGTCCGATAGCTCAGTTCCGTAAAGGTCATCTTCGACCCGTCGAAGTAGAAGTTCACGTCCCCTGTGCGACCCCTTCGGTTCTTTGCCACCGTGCAGCCCACCTGTGTGTCGTCACCCGGGTCCGTTTTCCACAGGAATATGACCTTCACCGCGTTCTGTTCCAGCTCGCCGCTGTCGCGCAGGGAGTTCAGCTTCGGCTTGTCCGTTTCGTTCACCGTGCGGCTCAGCTGCGCCGCCGCCACAATGGGTATCTCCAGCTCCGACGCCAGCAGCTTCAGTTCTCGGCTTATGCCGCCCAGCTCCAGGTTGCGGTTCTCAGCTTTTTTGTCCTTTTCGCCGATCATCAGCCCCAGATAGTCCACCACGATCATTTTCAGGTCATCTATGCCCAGCGCCAGCTCCCGTATGCGGCTCACCGTCACGTCCGGACCGTCGTAGAAGTACACCGGCAGGCGGCGCTCCCGGCTGGCAGCCTCCATCACGCTGGACCACAGCTCCTCATCCTCCGGCATCCCGTCAATAAGCTGGTCCATCGTCACGCCGTCCGCCCGTTTGGCCAGCAGTCTCTCGCCCACCTCTCCGGCCAGCATCTCCGCCGTAATGTGCAATACCGTCTTTCCTTTCATGGCGGCGGCTTCCGTCATCTCCATGCACATGGCACTCTTTCCGCAGCCCGGTCTCGCGCCCACAAGGATCAGCTGCCCCGGCCACATTCCCTTCAGCGTGGCGTCCAGCAGAGGGAACCCAGTGTCTATCCGCCCCTCTTTCTTACCCGCTATGCTGTTTACCGCCTCACTCATGGCATCCGACATGGTTTTCAGCCGTCCGCCCCGCCGCGACCGCATCTTCTGGTGGCATATCGCCGCCACCGCCGCTTGGGGGTCGTCCTCACCGGTCAGTGCGTCCATCACCGCCTGGGTAAACCGCCGCTTCTCCGCCTTCTTCCGCACGATCTGCGCGTACTCCATAGCGTTGGCGCTGGTGGGGGTGATCTCCATACACTGCACCAGATAGTTCCGCGTCTCGCTGCTGTATTTCCCCGCACGCTCCAGTTCGTCCGCCACCATCACGCCGTCTATTGGCTTCCCCGCCACATACATCCGCCGCACGGTATCGAAGATGTCCTGATTGGTCTGTATAAAGAAATCCTCGCCCTCCAGGCATTTCATCAGATCCTTCACGCAGGAGGCGTCTATCAGCATCGATCCGATCACCGCCCGCTCCGCATCTGCGGAGTAGTCCTGCTGCCACAGCGCCAGTTCCGGGGCGGCGTCCTTTCCGATCATACCTATTCCCATGTGTTCTTCACTCCTTCACCGCGCCCTGCTCCTTCACCATGTCGGCAAATATCTCGTTGAAATACCGCTTCAGGTCGTAGGTGCTCTGCACTTTCTTCCCCCACCACTGGCTGTTCAGCGCAAAGTACAGCACGTTGTCCACTGTCTCCCACGCCACACCGTTTTGCTCGTGCAGCTCGTTCAGCGCCGCAGACTGCTTCTGCATTTCCGCCTCCGTGGGCTGCGCCCTGCCGGGGTTGTCCCGAGCCTTCTCCTTCGCCAGGTACTGCGCGATCTGATAGGCTTCGCTGGCATGGTCAACAGTGGGAGCGTCGTTTTCAGGGATGAACTCCTGCGTGTAGTTCCCCTCCAGAGTTTTCTGGAAGTTGTCCGGGCTCGTGATGAGCCAGTCGAAGCTGGCCACGAAGCCGCGCTTGTTTTTGCCCTTCAGGAATGGGCTGTTCTTCACGTTCTCAATGGCCTTCAGCACACCGTCCACGCCGTTTTCCCGGATGCGGGCTTTCAGCGCCCGTCCCCTCTTGGTCTCCGCCGTTACCTTCATCACCTGTGTCAGGCCGGTGTCGTTCCACGCTGCCACAATGCGTCGGACATCACTTGTCCGACACACAGGCTCTTTAGAGCCTGTATATATCTCTGACTCTATCTCTGACTCTGACTCTATCTCTCCGTAACCGATTTCGCACGGTGTTGTAACATCGTTACGCTCCGGCGCAGGCAAAGCCTTGCTTTTCCGTGCCCGATAGTCCCGCATTCGCTGGGCTGCAGCGCCCTCGCTTCCCACATTTTTCACCGCGTAGGGCAGAAAAACCTCCGTTAGGTCACTGGATGCCTCTGCCAGCCCGCAGGAGAGCAGATATTGCAGCGTGACCTCTACGTTTGCCGGATCCTCGTCCAGGTCTAAGGCCAGCTCATCGGCGAATTTTTCCTCCAGCCCCGACCATTTCAAGGTTCCGCCGTGCTTCATCGCCATGAGCTGCATTTTCAGGTAGATGATGACGTAGGTATCTCCACCGGCTATCTTCCGCAGTTTCTTGATGCGCTTCGAGGTAAAAAAGTCGTCGTACAGTTTCAGCCAGAAATACCGCTTTTCTTCCGCCACGTGAATCACTCCTCCCTCAAATGCCCAGGTCGTAGTCCTCGTCCGCGCCGTCCTTATCCCACGGCAGCGGCTCGTCCTCCTCCATCTCGTGCAGTGCCGCTGCGCTCTGCTGCGCGGTGTTCTGCGTCCCGCTGAGCTGTCCGGTGGGGATCTCTCCCGCGCACAGTTTTTCCAGCTGCGGCAGCATATCCGCCAGTTTCAAGAATATCTCCACCGGCACCTGCAGCAGCGTTTCCAGCGCGTCCAGCGGCAGCACCAGATCGGCGCGGAGCTCGCTCCATACCTTCTCCTCGCCGTCCTTGGTGGTGTACGGCCTCTGCCGCCATGTGCCCACCACGCATACCGCATCGCCCTTTTCCAAACACGCGCTCAGCTTTGTGGCGGCGTTATCACCCACGGCGCACACGTTCATAAACTGCTTGCTGTCGTATCCCATGCCGAACTCCACCTTCGGCAGGCTGTTCTTGGGTATCGCGCCTATCCGGGGATCCCGGCTGACGGAGCCGGTACAGATCATGTACTGGCTTCCGTCAGCCTTGCCCTCTCCGTCCAGACGCTTCCGGACGAATAGAGGCATTACTGCTCACCCTCCCCAAAGAACCCCGCGGAGTAGTCCTTCGCCTCCGTCTTGCCCTCTGCGGGGCTCTGTGTGCGTTTGCGGGTCGGGGCAGTGTCGCTACCCTTCTTCGGCTCTGCGGCGCTCTCAGAGGGCGCTGTGGGGCTGGTGGCGGCTGTTTCCCGCTCTGCGGTAGGGGTGTCGTCCTCCACCACGTGTCCGGTAGTGGGGATGACCGGATCGGTCTCCGCGCCGTCCCCCGTGGCCACCACGGTATCGTCGCTGTCCTCGTTGAAGTAGCTGCGTACCTCGTTGCTCAGCGGTGCATAGCCGCTGTTCAGCAGCTGGCGCATCATGGTCTTGCGGCACATCTTGTCCTGTCCGCCGTTCACGTCGTACCAGGGCGTACCGTTCAGCAGTTTGCTCTGCTCCTTGGCGTCCAGCTCACCATTGATAAGTGCGTTATACTTATCCAGTTTGAAAGCCGGGGAGTAGCGGTCCGCGTGCTTGAGCAGTTTGTCCATGCTCCAATACTCGTAGCGGAACGTTCCGTCCTTCAGCTCGAAGTAGGCGTAGTAGCCGATGACCTTGTGGCTCTCGCGTTCCTCGTCTGTGTCGTACTTGGCCAGGTTGATGACCGGCTTGCCCGTGCGGCGGGAGCGCCCTTCCAGTTCGCCCTCGCGCACCTCCACACAGTCGATGTCCGCGTAGTAGCCTGTGGACATGGCCAGCTGTATGTAGCCCTTGTACGACATCAGGTAGGTCGCTACACTGCCGTAGGGCACGATGTAGTAGCCGTGTCCGTAAATCAGGCCCATGCCCTCGCCACGCAGGCCGGCAGCGATTATGGTGCCGGGGTCGCAGGCTTTCAGCGCCTCGCTGGCGCTCACCGCGCCGATCAGGGTGCTGGTGAACCGCGCCGCCATCTTGTCGTTCTTCAGCGCCCGCGAGATCATCTGCTGGGTGTTGGGTGCCGTGATCGCCATGCTGAATGTGGGCTTCTTGGCCTGCGCCATCTGCGTAAAGCCCGTCTGATTCTGCGTTTTCATGTTCCTTCTCCTCCCTTACTCCTGCGGCACTGGCATAAACCGGATGCCGTTTTTCTGCATATAGGCTTTCAGCCCGTCCAACTGCCGCGCCGTTCCGAATACGCGGAAGTCCACCTTGTACTCCGGCTCCTGCGCGGCGGGCATCTCATGTCCATCCTCGTCCACAAGGTCATTGACCGGCTGCGCCCGCTGGGGTTCCACCGTTCCTACGATGTCGATCACCTCATACTCGTCAGACTCGCCGATGCACTCCGGCTTCAGCGGGGTCATCTTTTGCTGCTGCGCCGCCGCGTACTTCGCCGCAGCCTCCGCTTCCTTGCGATTTCGCTCCTCCTCGGCGGCCTTCATGCGCCCCAGTGTCTCGTTCTTCACCAGCACAGCGCTGATGTTCCGGGTACGGGTGTACTCGTCCAGCAGCGTGGTCTCGAACTCGCTGTGCAGCGCACGAATGGCGTTCAGATCGGCGCGGCAGCGGTCTATGGCGGCGTTTATGTCCATCCACGCCGTGCTCTCGGCGCAGGTGGCGTTCAGCCACTTGGGGTTAAAGCAGTCGTCAAAGGTCAGCCACTCCGCCATGTCGCCCACCACCCGAGCGAAATATTCAGCAAGGCGATTTTTCTTCTCCTGCTTCGCCGCCTCCTCCATCGCCTTGATCTGCACGTCCAGCGCGTTGGCCGCTTCCTCGCACAGGGCGGTCAGTTCCTTGCACTTGGTCTCAAAACTGCTGTACGCCTCCAGTGCCGCCGCCTTTGCCATCTTGCGGCTCTCGTCAATGCGGTCACGGATCTTCCTCACCGCCGCGCGATATTGCTTCGCCTGCGCCGTGCTCTCCGGTGTCACCGCCATCGTCCGCAGAGGTTCCAGGTTCTCCGTCAGCCACACTTTCGTTTCCTCGAAATTAGCATCGATCTGAAACTGCCGCAGCGGAGCCAGGTCTGTGGTGATGCGAAATTCCGCCGCGCTCATGCCGTAACCTCCGCGTCGTACTTGGTGATGTGTTTCACCCTGTCCGCCCACGCCGGGTCAATGGCGCTCTCCGGCAGGTCCACCTCTGTGATGACGGCCTTCTTCTCCGTGCACTCGCCGCCGGGGACAAGCACCTTGTCGCCGGGGTGTAGCGGCAAGTCGGTGAGAAAGGTGTACGCCTGCCCGCCGTAACCGTTCAGCTTCGGCTTGTGATACATCGCCTTTACGATCATCCCTGCTCACCCTCCTCCTTGGCATCGGCAGCGACATCTCCGGGCCGCGCTTCTGCGCTCTCGTCTACGATCTTTCCCAGAACGCCAAGCTTGACCCGTGTGTAGGCCGTACACACGGCTTTGTTGTCGCGGAGGATCTTTTCCACGGCATTGTCAACGCCGTCCAGGAAATGCGCAAAGTCCGTAGAGGTCATATTTTCTCCCCGCGTCACAGATTGGAAATCAATCCCCTCCTCCGTCTTGCGCCCGAAGCACATCATGGCAAAGTTCAGGTCTGTTTCCTCGCGCAGTACCTCGCCGGTCTCGGCGTTGGTCATCGTCAGTTTCAGTTTCATCACTTGCCCTCCTTCCTGGCCGTGCGCTTACCGCCCTTCTTGGGTGCGGACTTCTTCTTCGCGGTGGCTTCCTTCTCCGCCTGTTCCGCAGCCCATGCCGCGTCATCCTCCGCCATCTTCTGGCGGATGCGGCTGTCATTCTCGGTAACGAGCTTTACGGCGTTCTCCGTCAGGCGCACCAGCAGCCCCGCCGTGCCGATGGGTACGTTTTCAGCTACGTTGGCGGCGGCCACGCCGTCATACTTGTCCTCCTCGCCCTCCTTGGGCATCACCGCCGCGCATATCACGCCGCAGGCGTTCCGCACGAATACGCGCTCTTCTCCCGTTTCCATGTCCAGCACGGTCACTCGAAATGCCATTTCATTTCTCCTTTCGTTTTTCACTTAAAGTCGTAATATTGCCGCCGGGGGTACCCCGTTGAGCACATTGTTTTGGTAAAAGTCCGTCTCCTTTTCCAGCAGCCACGCCATGTCCGTCTCCTGCTCTGCCCTCTCGAAGCGATAGGTGCGTATGCTCAGATCGCCGTCCATGTTTTCCAGGCTTGCCATCAAGTCTACGAACTCGTACCCGGTCGCCAGCATTTGATGCAGGAGTTGGCAATAGTAGTGGCTGGGTATCTGTCCGTCCCACTTCGCCCATCCCGCTTTGCCGTTTGGTGAGCTGGTCTTTATCTCCAAAATGCCCCTCCGCCCTCGCTCGTCAGTGACCTCTCCGTCAAGCGTGGCAAATATAAAGGGCCGTTCTTTCTGGTACAGAATGTCGTAGGGGTAGTAGTCCACTGTGCGTCCCGGGTGTATGGCCGTGTACAGCCCGCGCAGAGCCGGTTCCATCCGCACGCCGCGGCTCACCGCCGCGCTGCCGCTCAGATCCTTGGCTTTCTCCGCGCCCACCTTCAGCCGCCACAGCTCCAATTTCGACATCCACGGGGACATCCCCACCACCGCTGCGGCTTCACTGGCGCCTATGCCCTGCATACGTCCTGCCAACCAGTCCTCCCTGTTCTCAAAGTGCAGCCGTTCCGTTTTCTCCACTTCCTTCCTGCAAATAAAAAAAGCGCCGACAAGCAGTTCGGAATTTCCGAACCACTCGACGACGCTCCGCCCTTCCCGCCAACTAACTTAGGCGGGGTACACTATTTGGTTTTCAGCTCGTCCCGCTTCACCGCGACGACCTTTATCCGATCCTTGAGGGGGATGATCTCTATCCGCTGCCCCTTCGCCAGCGCCATATTGATGGCGAATACCTGCTCCGCCGTAAGATTTATTCCCGCCATATTCTCTCCATTTCCCTTACCTGAAAAGCCCCAGGGCTTTACAACTTGTCCACGCGCCCACCAGGGCGGCTCCCACGAGAAGCAGCAGCCACAGCGAACCGCCGTTCTCCACCTCTCCGATGATGCCCCACGCCAGAAAGGCGCTCACGCCCAGCAGTACCTTCCACTTCCGGTCACGCCGGCGCTCACTTCTGGTCCTTCTCATCATTGTCCTCCTCTATGTACGGCTCTCCGCACACCGGGCAATACATATCCCGGCGCACCTCTATGCCGTTCTCCCCGTCCAGGTTCTCTTTCCTCTCCCGGATCACCGGCGCGTCAAACCTCACGCCGCATATCCTGCACCGCCAGCTCATAGCGTGATGGCCGACCGCAGATCGTCTATGGGGATGTGCAGTGTCCGGCAAGCCTTTTGCAGCTCTCCCAGCGTGAAGTCCAGCGGGGATTTCCTACGACGAAGCAGCGTAGCTGTCGTCATTCCCAACGCGGCAGCCACGTCCCGCCTCTGCAAGCCCTCCCGCTCCATTGCTCCGTACAGAAGCTCCACGACCTTCTGCTCCGTCTGGTTTACCGTGGAGAGATACTTCACTCTCGGCATTTTCTCCCCTCTCCCCTCATCAATTCATCCAGCGTACAGCGGTACAGTGCAGACAACTTGTGCAGAACTGCCACCGAAGGATCAGCCTTACCTGTCTCATAAAGGCTCACCGCTGAAACGCTTATCCCCAGCAGATCTGCCACCGTTTTCTGCGAATATCCGGCTTTCTTTCTTTGCTCCTTATAACTCAATCTCTCATCTCCCATCAAAAATAATCGAGAAATACTTGACTTTTCCTGAAATTCGCCTTATTATGTGGTTGTCTGTTCAAATAACTTAGCAAATTCCACTTGATTTTGGTGAAGCATTTCTCTATATCTGCTCGATTTCTTTTGTGCGTCTTTATATTAACTCAATATTCGCTCAATTTCAAGAGCAACCTACTCCATTTTTCAATGTTTGTAGCAATGCACAATTTTGGAGGTATACTTTTGTGAATGGTGAACTGTTCGTTTACAAGATTTGGCAATTATGCAAAGCCAAGGGGCTGACAAAAGCCGAGTTCTATGAAACTGCCGGCATCACTCCGTCGGCAATGGCTCTTTACAAAAAAGGAAAGACCAACCCATCAATGGACACTCTTCGCGCTATTGCGCGCGTTCTGGAGATTGACGTCTCCTATTTGCTGACCGAACTTTACGGCGATGAAAAAGAAAAAGAGCCCGCTTCCCAGATGGAAAGCGAACTCGATTCCGCCCTTGTTAAGTTGCTGTGTTCTCTTACGCCTACTGAACTGGCGCAGGTGCAGGGCTTTGCTGCAGCGCTGATAGCAGCTCGTAAAGCCTGACCTTTTCCTCCATCGTCAGGGTGGAGACCAGTTTCTTCGCTTCCTGTTCGTTCATTTCTCTGCCCCCTCGTATGTCGTTTTGTGGCGTTTGCTTGGTTTAATCGTACTCTATGTGCGCCGCGGTGTCTACGTTCATTTTGGGGAATCACTCCCCAATTTGGGTAGTTGGTGCTCTTAGGCTGGCTCATATCTGGGTAATTGCCCCCCAAATATGGACTTTTACGAATGAAATAGTATCCGCAGCGGATGAAATAGTATCCGTTACCGATAGAAAGGGGAAAATCATGTCAGAAATTCAGGAACTTGCACCGCATATTCAGGACTTCCCTGCCCTTGTCCATAAAGCCAGAATGGACAAGGGCATCACCAACGAGGAACTGGCCAAACTGTCCGGTATCAGTTATTCCGCCGTCTGCAAAATGCAGTCCGGTGAGCGCGATCCAAAACTGTACGATGCTGTAGCCGTGATGAAAGCCGTCGGAATCTCCGCCGATCAGACGTTTGAGATCCAGCCCCCTGCGTCCGCCCCCTCCGCCATGCGGGAACGCATCCACGAGCTGGAGTTGGATAACGCCGTCAGCTCCGGCGACGTGGTACGCCTGAAGCAGGTCAACGGACTTTGCACCCAGCGCTTGGATGCCGTTATCCGCCAGCGCGATCATTACAAACGCTGGTCTGTGTTTTCTTCAATTTTTGCCGCGATCCTATCCCTGTTTTTAATTGTTTATCTTTTTTTCGACTTCCGCAATCCCCGTGCCGGCTTCATCCTCCAAGACGGACCTTCAGCGTTTGCGTGGCTTGTTATCCTTCTTGTGTCTATTTCTATTGGCGTGTGCAGCATTGTCGGATACTTCGTGCTGCGCGATACTGCAAAAGAGGCCTCACTTCGAAAGTAGAACAACAGTTCTACCGTGTTCTACATTATATTCCACAAGTTTATTGGATTCAATGCACACTTTTCACAAGTTTCTTGTTAATTTTTGTTGAAAAAAGAAAAAGCCGCCCAATCGGACGGCCTTTCCATATAAGCTCTATTCCCGCCAACACCATCACGAGTCTTAAAGAAAGGAGCCTACAACAGTAGGGTAACACGAAAACATCAAAATGTCAACGAAATGCAAGTCCTGTAAGCGCGAAGTCCCCGACAACGCCACGTTCTGCCCCTGGTGCGGCCAGAAGCAAGTGCGGGAGCGCAAAAAGGACGGCGTTATCAAGGTGCCGGAGCCGAAGCAACTTCCATCCGGCAGCTGGCATATATATCTTGCCGCCGAAAAGCGATCTGTCACCGAAACGACAAAAGACCGCTGTATTGCGAAAGCAAAAGCCGTCCGCGCAGGTTTTGTGGAGCAGCAAAAGAAACTGCCGGCCTTAACATGGTCCAAAGCGATAGACGCCTATATCGCCGACCGATCTGAATCGCTGTCGCCGGAAACCGTCCGGGGCTACCGTGTTATACAGCGCAACCGCTTTCATAATATCATGCAAAAGCCTATGAGCGCACAGGTCAACTGGCAGGCGGAGATCAACGCAGCACTTTCCAGTCTTTCCGACAAGTCCGTAAAAAACGCATGGGGGCTTATGACTGTCATCATGCGCGTAAATGAGATTCCCGTCCCCCGCGTCCTGTTTCCTGTGCCGGAGAAAAATGAGCGAGAGTTCCTTGATCCGCAGCAGATCATCGCTTTCTGCGAGGCTGCAAAGGGCGACACCTGCGAAATGGCAATGCTTCTCGGCCTACACAGCTTGCGAATGTCAGAAATCAGGGCATTGCGTTTCCCAGACAGTTTTGACATGAAAAAAAGCAGCATCTTTGTATCCGGCGCAGTCGTTCGGGACGAACACAACAAAGAGGTGTTCAAGCAACGCAATAAAACGCGGCAGTCCGCACGCACTGTCCCCATCATGATACCCCGGCTTAGAGAACTGCTTGAGACGCAGTCAAAAGACGGCTACGTCGTAACGCAAGCCAACAGCACCATCAACCGGCACATACGCACTATTGCAGAGCAGCAGGGACTTCCAAATATCACGGAGCATTGTCTGCGGCATTCGTTCGCATCTCTTGGCTATCATCTGCGTCTTTCGGAGATTGAGGTCATGAGTATGGGCGGCTGGTCTGACAGTTCCACCGTACACGACATTTACCTTCACCTCGCCCAGCGGGACCGGTTAAAGGCGGAAAACAAGATGGCGAAGTTCTACCGTACCGCAGAAAAACTCCCCGTCGGGAAAATCCTCAAGGGGAAAAACGAATGTTAGTTTTCGATACGAATTTCAATACGAAAATCAGAAAGCACGTATTCATGCGGGGTTTAAGCCCATTTTTAGGGGTTCGACTCCCCTCAGCTCCACCA